TACATAGGTATCGAGCGTATCCAAATCAGGAGTAACACCTTCATTAATAAGGATTTCAGCGACTCTAGCTGTAAATTCAGTTTGGTCAATCCTAGCAATGTGGAAACCTTGACACCTACTATGCAAAGCGGGTATAACACGATTTGGATAGTTACAAGTAAGAATGAAACGAGCAGTAGTATGATACTCTTCCATAACACCCCGCAACGCTGCCTGAGCGTTTGGAGATAAGTAGTCTGCCTCATCAAGTAATACAACCTTAAAGTCCCCAAATGGGATCATCTGTACAAAGTTTACAATTTTATCACGCACATCGTCTACTGAGTTTGTTCGTGATGCGTTTATTTCAAGTATATCTAACTCATTTATTTCAAGTTCATTAAACAATAGTTTAGCAAGTGTTGTTTTACCAATACCTGCATTACCACTAAACAGCAAATGCGGAATAGTTTTTTCTTTAATCCAAGTATTTACTTGACTACGTTGTGCGTCATCTCTAAATACGTAACCATTTACTGTGTTAGGACGATACTTTTCTACCCATAATTCTTTCATTTGTTCTCCTGCATTAATCTATATTGACAGTACATCTGTCCCCATAAGTATTCGTATATTACATATGCTATTATAGCACCTATAATAGGAACTGTAAAGAAGAAATACATAATAAGATAAGAACATGATACAGCTGACACAATGTCATACCAGCGTATCATTCCTCATCATCTTTTTTTGTCTTTTTACCGTAGAAGCCACCTTTAAAACTAATGTTTTCAGTACGTGCTCCGGGTTCACACACTGTAATTTTACCACCTTTGTCTAAATATTCTTGTATTTCTTCTTTAGTAGCGTTACCTACTTTGTTTTGCTGTGCCATCATTTTAAAATTCCTAATTGTTTGTATGCTAATTGTACGCCTCTTGCTTGGAAATATGCATCAGCAAGTGCATTATGTAAATCTTGTTGTTGAAGAACTTTACGAGGATCTTTTTCACACATAGTAAATAAAGTCCTACTATCTTTAACTTGCCAAAAGTGCCAAGGTGTAGGTTTCTCGCCCATCTTAAACATATTTTCTAAAATTGTAATATCAAAGCCATATCCGTGGCCCCATAATACATCGACTCCTACCATCCATTTGGTAATTCGACGTAGTGCTTCTTCTACACTAATTGCACCTGTTTGGTCAAATGCTTCATCTAATGCTTTAGGATCTTGTTTACTCCACCATTCAATTGTATCATCACTTGTGGTTCGACCCAAACGATCTTGGTCGTCTACACAAATCTTAAAATACATCTCTGAATGAGGTTCACTATCATTTAAAGCGTTAAACTTTACTGCTCCGAGACTTAGTACAGTGCAACTAGGTTGTGTATCTAGTGTCTCTAAGTCAATCATACCATGAATTTGCGCCATTTAGCCTCTCCTATTTTCTTGTCCAATACCCGAAATAATCAAGAATACATACAGCAAAGGCCATGCCCATCCTGTTAAGTATCCTGTAATATGCAACGTCATCAAAGTAATACCAGTTAAACCGGTAGTACCTAGTCCTGACAATTGTGTTGGTAATTTCATATAGATTCCCCTGTTACGATATCGTAAATCTCACTCCAGTTCTTTACTCTTGGCCAAGTATCATCGTCCATGTTGTAACCATGTTCCATAACTAGCGGACGTAAACCAACGTTTGCACCTGCTGTTGCATTTTCTACTTTATCTTCAACCCACCAAAGGTTGCTGCCTTCGAACTGTCTTAATATTTTGTCTTTATCGGCACCTGTTGCTAAACAAATAAGTTCAGTAAATGTACCTTCTCCAAATACTTTATCTAAGTTCTTTTGACGTAAGTCTTGTGCATACTTGTTTGTGCTGAGGCTTGTAATACACTTAAACTCCCAACCTTCGTCGGCAAGTTTTGTAATATATTCTACTGCATCACGTAATGCTGGTAAGAAACCAATCATAGCACTTTCGTTAAAGTGCCGGACCATTGTATGTCCTTGGTTGTTGGAAATATTGTAACGCTCACCTATTGAATATTTTAGTCGAGCATCGGGTGTTTCTTCGAAACCATGCTCTTCCATATATAAATTGAACGCATATTCCCAATTAAATAGAACGCCATCTGCGTCCACTAACATTGTTTTTTTCATCATAAAGCCTCTCTTGCCTAATATTATACTTACTGTATTATAATAGCATAAGAGAGACTTTATGTCAAGTGTTTTTTAATGTTTTTTTAGGCTTTTACGTGTGGTCTAAGTTTAGGTGCTTGCCAGCCTGCAGGCTTTAGTACTTTACCATCTTCTCTTTTGGTAACTTTACCTGTAAATGAGTCAACTTTAGCAAAGTTTGTACTCATTACTTCCTTCCATGCACCTTCGCCGTCGAATCCGCCGGAGTGTATAGCACCAATTGTAACAACTAGAATGTCAATTAATGCATCTAGTTGTTCTACACGATCGTGTGCTTCAAGTGCTTCTTTTAGTTCTTCTACTTCTTCATCAATAAGATTCAAATACAAGTCATACTGATCTGAATTATACTGCTGTGTTGTTTGATCACATGCTTCCATAAAGGATTGTTGATCTGCAAATGGAGTTACTTCTACATTTACATTATTTTGTTCTCTAGTTTCTGCTGTTGGTCCGTAATGTACGCCCATGTCTACCTCTTATTGATTAATAAATGAACTTGGGTCAATAGTAGCGTGTTCACCATCGCCATACTCTGCACCAATTTGAACACTGTTTGGACGTTCGTCTGCCCAACCAATTACTGCTTCTGCTTCTGCCATTCTAAGTTCAATATCGTTGACCTTAAATGCGTGAGTCCATCGTCCATGCTCTACTAAAATCCAATCACCAACATTATATGGGTCATTGTTTTCAGGTCCTTTAGCATGTACTTGTGACCATCGAGGATAAATGCCTCGAGTTTTACCATCGTCGTCCATAATAATTAGACCACTTTTCGTTTTTTGTTCGCCAAAGTGCATCTCTTTTACGAATACACGATTGCCAACAGGATTTGCATCACCGTCGAATGATTTCATTTCTTTTAACTATCCTTTTTTGCAAAGTTGCCGTCTTCATCTTCGACCCACTCGTCGAACATCTCTTGTTCTTCTTTAGATAACTCTGTAGCTTCTACTTTCTGTTGAGCTTTTGATGTCTTTTTAGAACTTGTTTTTGTCTTTGTAGTTTCTGCAACAACTGGTGCTGGAGTTGCTACTGCTGTTTCTAAATGACTTGGCTCGTCTGCAACGGGTCTTGATGAATTGTTGTAATAGTCTTTAACAACGTCTTCACGTTTTTTAATAATTTTTCCACCTGCGCCTAGTTCATCGCCACGAGCGTTTACACGGACATTGCCTACTGCTGGTGTTAGTTCGTTCTTTTTGCGTAGTAAGTCCATATCAATTTTCTTACCTTGCATTGATGTATAGGTCTTTTGACCTTTCATTTTTTGTGCCATATTAATTCTCCTAATGAATTATGTACGTATTTATCTAAGGAACTCACGCCAATCCAGGTCAAACTGGATTGAATTTATCTTATGTACACCTATTAAATATAGTACATAACTAGCAACACTTGATCCTCTGCCTACTCCCCAAACAATATCATTCTCACGCATAAAGTCTACAAGATAGATCATATAGCGTAATAAGTTATGCATATCACGTTTTTTATATTCTTGTAGTTCTTCCCATATACGATCTTGTACGTGTTGTGGGCAGGGTGTTTCTGCTTTACCTAGTACATATTTGTATACATTAATGTCTTTGTATTCATCAGGCATAAACCATTCACTTTGACATACACCGTCAAAAGTCTTTTGATCTACATCTAATGGAATATACTTCTGTAGCGTGTCAAAACCCTGTTCTTCCATAACAGCATTAAACTTGTCTACATCGTCTGATTGTTCACACAATACTACATGACACTTGTCAACATGACCTGAATAGATCATATCAACTAAGTCTTTATTTGTAAATCGTGGGATACCGAGTTCGTCTGTTTTCATAAGCATACAGTTATTTTAACTGATATTGATTAAATTGTCAAGTCCATTTTGCTGATCATCGGAACTTTTTTGCATTGATTGTGCTCTACGTGCGCTAAGTTCGTCCTGATACATAAACAGAATAGTATTTATTTGGGATTGTAATTGTGGGTTGCTGGTCATCCAGTATTTGCGACTTAGCTCAATGGTTTTTTGTTCTAAATCGCTGTCACTTAAATCAGTTAAACTATCAACAAGCGGGTTAAACATTATTATGTAAACTGTCCAAGTAGCTTACTAAACACTTTGTTACCACCGTCTCGTGTCCAAAAGTCGATAATTACTGGATCAGTTGAATTTGGTACGGTAACTTCCAGTGAACTAGCAGTTACCTGCGCCCAACTGTCTGATGCTAATACTTTAAACTCTCCGGAGTTTTCACTTAATAGTGTAATGGTTCTTGTTGAAGCCGAATCACTTGATAATTCAATGCGCATTTTAGCATACCCTTCGTCTGGCCATTCTGAAAGTGTAAGTGTAATGTCGCCTGTTAATGATACTGCTTGGTAGTGTCCGTTTCCAAAACTAATGTTTTGTGGAGATGAAACGCCGTCACTAACTAGTACTGTTTCGGTACCTTGTAATACATTAACTTGTGATATAGTACCGCCGGACATGTTGTTAATGTCTTCTAGTAAAGTATCGTCGCCTGTTAGTGCAGATTTTAAAAGTACTTTTGTTTGTAAATCTTCAACTTCAGCTTTTGCTGCTGCTAAACTATCTTTAATAATTGTAAAGTTATCGCGAAATCCTTGGCTATCGTTATCGACGCCTGCCACAGGATATTCGTTATCTATTGTTAAACTTGTAATGTTACTGGCCATTTTGTATCTTCTCCATTATGTATTATTTAGCGTATTTAAACATTAAAGATATAATTATGAAACACTATGTAACGCTCTTCGTTTATACCTATGGCGCTATCTAATACATATCTATCAATATCTAAATTTAATTGTTTAAAGTCAAATTCACCTTTTTTCAAGGCATTTTGAATATTAAGTTTTACTTGCTCTGCTTGTCCTTCTTTACAATACGCTAACGGTATAGCTAATGTATAACCTAATTCTTGTATTGTATTATCTTGAGGAGTTCTCATCCACAACGGTAAAAATTTATTTTGACTTTTTCCTACTTGTTCTAGTTTTTCTCGCATATTAGTAATGTTACTAATAAAGTATCTTAATTCGTTTGATGAATTTAATATTACAGCATCAGTATCTGCTTTAACATTATTAGAAATAGTATCTCTAAATCTCTGTCTAAGCGGCTCAGCATCTGAAATATCAACATCAATGTTTACTTCTGTTGTTCCGTCTCGTAGTGTAATATCAATATCGTCGTTGTCAATAAGTTGCTGTAAAGGCGTTCCATCTCGTGTTCTAACTGTCATTGACTCGTTGCCATCTACTACAACGTATTGGTCCCTAAATCTTCCGTCGACTGGAACAGTATTAGCACCAGTGTCTTGTGCAGTACTATCATCTTTAGCTTCAATACCTACACTGTCAACAGTTATTGCTGGATCTGGAGTTGCTACTACAAACTCTGACACTTTTCCTTGTTTAGGTTCTTGAGGATCAATTACTTCTAAATATACAACCTCGTATACTACATCAGTTGTTCCTGGCTCTTTAGCCTTAGCAACTTTTACAGCACCAGTTTGATACTGTTTACGTCTATGATTTTTAGCAGTAGCAGCAACAAATTCGTCTATTTGTTTAGTTTCGATACCTGCATATGCCAGCATGTTAATTGTTGGTTGTATACCAAAGTTCTTGTCAGCAGCTCTATATATTGTATTAGGAGGAAATATAAGAGGATTACTAATAAATCTTCTATACTGATCTCGCATTGAAGGTGCTAACATAGGACGCATATACAAGTTACTATATAGTGTATCGTCTTCATCGTTAATTAAGACAGTAAACTCCTGTGTAATTGCACTGTATCCAAATCTATCTGCTGCTTTAATAGTAAATCGCTTACGTCTATCAATACTAGTACTACTGTCGTCTAATGAAAAATCAGCACTGTCAAACGTTGTTAAGCCTAAGTTGTCTAAAGTACCAAACTGCGACACTTTACCAATAATTTCACCATTATAAGCAAGTGTTAATCCATTAGGCAAAGATCCGCTTTCTAGTGTATAAACTAATCTTGCATCAGGAACTGTTGTTGCTGCAACAACTCTAAGAGTACTAATAAAGTTTGCTGTAATTGTACCTAAGTCTGCTGGAGATAACCATTCAATTGTACTATCAACTTCTCCAAGTATTTTTAGACTAAATGTTTTAGCAGTAGCAGGATTTGTTATATCGGTATTTGCTGTACTAACAATTGATTTCTCAAAGAAGTCATCTGAAAATAATGCTAGTCCTACACGTTGTCCTACGTTCCATTGTCGTCCGTTTTGGAAGTTTTCGTTAAACTTAACAACACTAAGATCGTCGCTAATTAGTGTAAATTTTAAATCGTCTTCACCATCTGATGCTGGAACAAATATATCTTTGATCTTATATTCGCTTGTAAGTAAGCTCTTAGGGGCTTTAAATCTTATAAGGTCTGCATCAGCAGCAGTTACAGATACTGGCCAAGGATCTAAAGTATTGTCATCATTTAATTTAAATACTCTTCTAATCTTATCCGGTCTTGATTCAACAAGGCCTCCTATTAATGGAGATACATCTGCGGCTGCAAGATTAATCTCAATACTACTACTAGGACTTCTTATTTCCCACTCTACATAATCTATAATTTGTTTTACACTATATCTTTCGCCACTATTTCCTGGAGCAAAACGTAGTGTTTTACCTATAAAGTTTTGAGCTGCAATAAAGTTTATACGTTCAGCATACACATAGTATGTTTCTAATGACTGTGCTTCAGCTACTACAAATTCAATTTTAGATTCTAAAGGTGTAGTAAGTGTTATGATATCAAAGTCTTCATTTGTTCCATCAACTGCTTCAACTTGATACGATCGACCTTCTATTGATAATCTTAATCCTCGTAGGACAGCAAGATCTTCAATTCCGTCATTAAGTGTTATTCCATCTTGTACAGTTAACGGAAGTTTATAAATTTGAAACGATCTATTACCAGACATTACGTCTTCGTAAATTGTACCAGTAACAAACGCATAGTCTATATCAAGTGAAAATCTAGTTGCATTTACTGTAAATTTATATTCTTTTGTTATTGCAGGTTGGTATCCTATAGTGCCGCCAATTTCTCCTGATATAGTATCAATCTTTGTTCCTGGCGGAATAACACTTGGAGTACCGTCATCATTAAAATCTTCTAAATTATATAGTACTTTACCGTCTAATGTATTAGAATCATATACATCTAAGTATATCATAATATTATTATTAGCACGTTTGTAGCCTAAGTCTGCAGGTGTTAACCATACAGGTTGTCTAACGTTTGTGTTATCAGCTCTAAAAATACCTGTTGAAACTTTTAGTATGGAGTTGTCTGAACGTAAAAAATCATCGCCTACTACATATATTCTAAATATACGCTGCGGAGGAGTTTGAGTATAACCGTCATTAACTGTTACTCTAAACTCATAATATCTATTTAATTTTTTTGGTGTCTGTGCTTTATAATTGAAGTCAAAAGTAAATGTATCGTAAAAGAAACTATCCCAACCATTATCACTTTTTATAGCAAAGTCTGACGGATATACATCGTACGGTGATGTATCCCAGCCACCTGATTCAGCACGTTTATCTAGTGCTAGTAAAGGCTCAACTACACCAACTAGTCTTCCTTCTTTTGTAAGTTCAATTCCTGGAGGAAGATTGCCGTCTCCTGGACGCACATAATACTCTAATGGTTGTCCTGCACTAACATCTGGATCTTGTGCTATTAATTGATAATCAATAAATTCATTATCAAGAATAAAATAACTATTACCTCTACCTACTGCTAGTAAGTCTGGATTAGTAACCCAAAACGGTTCGTCTTCGTCTCCTACTAAAAATATAATAGTACGATCAGTAAATCCATTTGGACTAGATGCTCTAAATACTATTTTATATTCAGTAGTAGTTGCTTCTTCAAATGGTGTTCCTCTAATGTCAAGACCTTCAACTCTTAACCCGCTGGGCAGTTTACCTGCAATTACTGATATACTAGTTGTTTCTGGTAATACAGGTAATGTTAAATCACCCGGATCTAGTCTAATTCTTTCAGCAAGTGTTATAGTGTGATTGTTAGGTACGTTCCAAAGATTTACCATATAAACTTTTTCCTTTTAGATAGACAACCTAGGTTTAAAATGCGCCAAAGTCTAAGTCTGGCCCTATTGGGTTATCTACTGTTCCAAACTCGATATCAATATAATATCTAAAGTAGTCAAGGAATGACCTAATGCCTGCTCCCCTTACCTCTCCGAGATCAAAATCTTCGAAAAAACCTTCATGATCTCTAATATCAATATTATGTACTAACGAAGCAACATTATTTGCTGTCATAAGATCAATATTTACAATATCGTTTTGGTTACCGTTTAGTGTCGAAGTCAGCGTAGGATTTGTATCTGTTGATAATGAAGCATTTCCTGATATTAAAAGTGAATTACTTGCTTGGTCTACTGATGTTGTAATACCCTGTTCACCCATAACTCTAATACCTTGCCTTGCAGGTACTGTCATTGCGCCTGCATCTGCAATTACATCTCTGTCAGCAAGAGTTGGATCAACTGCTACTGTAACTGTATTAGTATTTTCGGTAACTACCGCATTAGCACCACTTACAATAGTTCTAAATTCTAAGTCATACCCATTTCTTCGTTTAAAAACTTCAGCGCCTGCGCCTACATTTAAACCTTCAGTATTATCATCAATACGTAAATCTAGGTCTTCTAAACTACGATTGACTTTAGTAAAGGCTTCACGCAAATCGTCTCCAGTACCGTCGTTTGCTATTCTACCAATGTTAATTAATTCTATTGCCATGGACTTCTTCCTATTTGTTATATGTATTTATCTAAGATAAATAGTTTATACAGGAGAGATTCATGGCACGACCATCATTTAACAATATAGGGCTTAGACGAGACCTAAATCTTGCAGACGTAAATAACCCTGAAGATGCATTAAACAACTTACTTAACAACCTTGTTGTTACTGACGAAGGACAGACCTTCGGTGGGGGAGATTTAGATGCTATTAAGGGTATTGCAAATTCAACAGTAACAAATGCTGATATAGGAAAGATGGCAAACTTAGCAGTAAAAAATGCATATCTAGATCCGGAAACATCAGAAATTGTAGAAGAAGTAGCAATACCTCTTATTACAGTTAAGAATCAGTTAGATACTATTACTGCTACTACTAGTGATCCACCGTTCTTTAATGGTGGTGATGGTCTATTTGCTGATTTTTATGAATGGGATCAAATTAACGATAATTTAAATATCAACTCTAGAGGATCAGATGTAGTATTTGGAAACCCAAATGTACGTAAGAAATACTGGACTACTGGATTGTTTGAATTTTCAAACAAACTAGACGAAGGCCTAGATGGTGCTAATGGTGCTATACAATGGGAGGGCTTTTATGTACCTGACTCGAGCGGTACATCAACAATTAATGTCGGAGTAACTGGTCTTTTTATTCTTGAATTTGGAAATGCAGAAGGCACTTACGAAATTAAAAAAAATGTGTATAAACAAGAAAGAAGAGTTTTTGCAACAGACGGAACTAGTGATGATGATAGAGTTAACCTTACTAGGCAAGAAGCGAAAACTGTAGCAAACGGCGACAAAGTTACTGCTGCGTTCGACAACAACGGTGCAGCAATACTACAAACCGAAATTGAAGCAGGGTTATATGTCAACAGCGCAGGCAGTAATGCTATGTTTTTAAATCAAAATGTAACTTTACCTGAAGATTCAAGATTAGACCTTAGTAACGCAGAAAATATAGGCGGCGAAGAATATAGATTAACCATACCATTAACTAATCTAGAGAAGTATGTCCCAAGAAAAATTAGAATAACGTTATGGTGGCCCGGTGAGGAAACAAATTATTTTAACAAAGTGTTGGATGCTAATTTATCAACCCTACAAAGACCAGGCAGCGGCAGTTTTCCATACTGGTATTTGTATACAGAAGTTGGCGAGATTAATACCGACGATAGTTTTAAAGGATTCTATGATAAAAGACTATTAGCAGGCGGCGGAATAATAGGACCTGAAGATCCTATCAACAGTACTCAGTATAATGAGTTTGCTAGTATTTCTCCTCTTGCTATGCGTTATACACCGCCACTAGTTTATGCTGATATCTTAAGAGCAGAGTATAGATATAGCACTTTAGAAGATAGTGAAGTACTATCGGTATCTACTACTTCTCCGTATACTGATGATATTGAAATCGGAAACATTGTATTTGCTAATAGTTTACCAGACGCTGTGTCAGAAGTTATTGATATTGCCAGGAATAGCATTGTAATTGTTAAAGATATGGCTGAATCAGATGCTTCTCTTGATATAAAATTTATTGACCATCGAGGATATGCTGCAAGTGATCTTTGTACAAGTACAGGCAATACAGTATCTGTTAATAGTAATGCTAATATAAGAGTAGGCGATGTTGTTGTTACAGAAACTTATAGTGGGTCTGTTTACATACGTGTAACAGAGGTATTAGGAAATACACAATTTACAACTAGCATTGATCTTAATATTAGCTCACTTGAGAGAATCTATATCTATAGAGATGTAGGTTTAAGTAATCATGCTCTTGATAATTATTGTATAGGCGTAATAGGTAAAGAAGTTAATGCTACGTCACTAAGTGGACAAGACTATATAACTCTTAATAACGTAGACGATATAGGAATCGGTAATGTTATACAAAGTAGTCCATTTATTGAAACAGTTGATCAATATGATCCTGGAACACTTACAGTTGTTACTGAAATAAATCCATCTGGCTATCCAGCTAATACTATTAGAGTAAGTAAAAATATACGTTCAACAGATGCTAATGGTAATCCTATTGGTGATATGGTAGCTGGTACAACAGTTGTAATTTGTCCAAGTAATACTGTACAAAATAAAGAAGCGTGTGTTATACCGTTAAATACTGCACCACCGTTTATTGGAACGCCAGCTGGTCTGCGCACAACAGACGGAGGCGGCTCAGTAGTAGGTCTAAAACTTGCTGGATCAACTGACCCAAATGATGACGATCCTATATTAAGGGTACTTAGTTTTACTGTACAATCGGCTAGCAATATTGTAGAGCTTCCGTCTTCAGGAACATTTTCTTTCACTGATAAATTTCCAGTAAAAGTACAGAATTCACAGTTTTACATTTTAGGTACTACTAATGGAAGTTAAGTATTAGATAAACAAAGGAAGTATGTTACACCGTTTAGATTAAACGGAACTTTGTGTGTAAAGTTATTACTATCAACATTACCTGTAGCACTTATTGTACTAACTCCCTGTACATCAAAACCTTGATTGAGTATTAAATCGCCGGCAGTTACACTTAGTGATCTAGTCTGTAGTAAATCGTAAGTACCGTCATTAACTTGCTCCCAAGGATTAAATGTATCTGAGAATGCTAAGATCTTTTGAATATTAAATAACGGACTTTCCGGATTAGTAATATACAATCCCGGACTTACAGCACTTAGACCTTCTTCAACAATAGTATTGCCCGGATCTCTAATAGTAAATACACCTTCTAGCTCAAAGTTGTCATCTGTTGCAACGTCCTCATCGCTAACAAATTTTCTTGTTGCTTGGTATTTCGCAACATCAAGATACTGATAAATTTCTTCAAAGTTTGAAGCATAATCACCTGTAATACCAAAATCACCCCCGCTATCTGCTCCACTACCATCAGTTAACCCAGTGCTGAAACTTGAGGTAGATTGCTCTACACCTAAGAATGTAAGGTTTTCTAATACAACTTTATCTGATCGAACAACTCTAAAATCAGCTTCGGGTCTAAAAGTAAAATCGTCAGTGCCTTCAACATTGTTTGAAAATCCAAACTGTGTTTCTCCGTCACTATCTCTAACAAAACACGCTTGCTTAATAATTGTACCATCAAGATATTCAATACGTATTGGATCAGCATTAGTAAATACTGCACTTCGTAGTCTTGCTAATTCTTGTGATGTATTAACAATAGTAACTAATCCGCTAATCCTATCGTATTCACTAGCACTTATTTCTAAGATTGATTCGTTTGAGTTATTGTTAATAAACAATGAAATATCATCAGCAATTGGCGCCTCGCCTAAGTTGTTTAGCGCCGATCTATCTTGTGTGTTTTCAATTAAGTTTCCTGATCTAACAAACCCTTGTAATGCACCAGCCATATTAGTTCCTTATATTCCAGCCAGCTGCTCTTAAGAACTCCAATTGTTCTACAGCTTCGCCTGTTACTGTTGCAGTGTTTGCTAAGTTAATACTCACACCGCCTCTTGGATTGTTTTCATAATTTAGGACAGCATCACTAATAATGTCATTTACTGATTGTCCTGTTAATGTTGGATTATTACTTAAATCTAATCTTCTCAATCCTCTCATACCAACAATTGCGCCGACTGTGTAACCACTGAATAAGTTATTATTCATATACAAGTCATAACATTTTTCTAAGTTATTCATGTCAGGCACATTACCAGTTATTTGATTATAACTTATAAACACTCTTAGTATATTTGGACAATTAAGCCCGTTGAATCCAGTTAATTGATTACGATGTAAGTATAGATATCTTAGCTCAGTACTTTCAATTTGAGGCACACTGCCAGTAAGTAAATTTTGATACAAATGAACATAATAAACACTAGGGTTATTAAACAAACTCGGAACTGGTCCTGTAAAGTTATTCTGTAAAAATACAATGTATCTTAAACGTTGCATTGATGCAAGACTTGGAATATTACCTGATACTCCTCTGTTGAAGCTACGTATTTCCATACCACGCATATTATATGTTTTACTAAACAAATCAGGATGTAATGGAGCATTGAATAAACTAGAACTACTCATTCTAAAATATTGCATAGTATCCTTACAGTCGTCAAATAGATCGTCAAATAGTACATATTGCTTGTCTACTACTTTTGCAAAAGAATTATTAATAAAATTATTAGTCAAGTCTGCTGTAAATGTAGAATATTTAACATTAGTTGTAGCACCAACTGAAGTAAAATCTAATCTTACTCTAGCAATTGCTGCGACTGAAGCAGTAATTGACGTAGCTTCAAATGTTGTTCCTACATTATTATTAAGTGCGCCTAATGTTGTAAAGTCAAAATCATCGTTTGCAACAATTTCATAATATTGATTTAATATAATATCGTCTGTTTGAAGTTCTGGATTGAACCAGATATAATACTCTTTGCCGTCTTCCATTTGATTTGCAGTAATTAATCTGCCACCTGTTATACGACTATAACGTGACTCAAATTGGTAAAGAGCATTGTTGCCGCTAAATTTACTTACTGGACCGTAAAATCTATTACTATAGCAATAAATTCTTTGTAAACTACTACAGTTAGTAAATTTATAATCACCAGCTTGTGTATACAGAAGTCCGTTGTCCTCTAACCCTTCTCCTCGACTGTAGTGATTATAAAAGTTTCTTATCTTCTCTTTACCTGTTAGGTTTGGATTATTAATACTTTGATTATTACCAATATTGACATAGTCTATATCGTCACTGTCAATTCTAAAATTTCCCTGTGATATGCTATTAGCATAAATGTTTATAATTCTTAAATTTGGTAGTGCCATTATACTTTCAGGAAGCGTATCAAAAGCATTTCTATATGCATAATAATTTTTACAAGTAATATGTACCTCAGGTAAGTTACCATCTGGGTCCAAACTATCTCTACCAAAGAATGTTCTCGGGCCGCCTCTACTATGACTATTTAAATTCATTGTTACTAGTTTCGGTAGTCCTGTTGTCATATCTGCAACAGTTCCAGTGCCGCCTGCATCTGTACCTGTTGCTGTAAATATTTGATATAACGCACTTGAACCAGCGCCAACATTTACAAAATTAGAGTCGGCTCCTCCTTGATCGTCGTTTATGCTTATTACAGTATATTGTCTACCTAAAATAAGATTACCGTCAGTAATAGTATCTGGACGAAGATTTCCTGTTATAGAACCATTAAAAGTATTTCCAAAACGTATTTCAGTTACAGACTTAGGAATGCTGTCAACCACTGCTTGATTAAACGATCTTAAATTTGCGTCTGCACTTAATGTTAAGTTATTTTCACGTATATCTAGTAACAACAGATTAGGTGAAAAGACAGTAAAGTCTGGCATTGTCTTAATTAAGTTTCTATATATGTATAGATACTGTAGACCTTCTAAACTTGCAAGAGGTAATTTTTCTATTCCAACTGCATTTAGCGGCAATGTACGAATGTTATTTGGATTATGATAAATTTCAATATCTTTACTAGATGCCCTAGTATCACGATATCTTAAATAACTTCTAGTTGTATTTGACCCGCCTACGTTTTCATATTCTCTAGTTAAGTAGGATGCTGTATTATTTACAACTCTCCAACTAACTGCGCCTGCTGAATTTAGTCTTAGATCACTATTAAAGTTTCTAAAGAATCCTTTGAATACTAGCGGAATGCCTTTCATAGCATAAAAGTATATAGTACTACCGTTAACTTCTACTTCAATTTTATGTGTTGGTACTTCTGAGTCTCTAAATCTTACTTCAATAGCAGGTTCTAATAATTCAATTTCACCTGTTATTACTGGTCCGTCTATTTCAACTGCGCCACCGTAGAAAATCGGACTAATTTCAGTAGAGTTAGGACTGTCTGGTGAGCTCCAACTAGATATACGACTGGTAGAAATATCTGCATATTTTAATGTTGTATCGTCTTCATTATCAATGTACTGATATTTAATACTAGATGCACCTAACTGTCCGTTAATTGTTAGGTTTCCTTTTAGTGGTTCTGTGGTACCTGCTGTTTGTTCAATAATACTTGCATATTGTTGCGTATCAGTGTATAATTTAGTTAAGTACGTTTGTAGAGAAACATTCAACCCGCTTAATGCTCTAACATCGTCTGAGGTAATACCTAATGTACCAGCAGCGTCACGAATAACATCTAAGTCTTTTATGTCTACACCAATATTTGATAGTGCTTCGGTACTATTGACTACATCCGCTAAGTTACGGTTTACGTTAAGACCAAATTTTAAATCGCCTTGGATTGCCATCTGTTTATGCTTCCTTAGTTGTAATACTTACGCTTACAAGATTTTCATCATTATTTTCTAAACTTCTTGCTGTAACGAAAGTTGCTGTTGTATTTAACACTCCTGGCGAAATGGTTGTTCTATCTGGTCCATAAACGCTATCAAGTTTAAACGAATTACTTTTATTCGGAGCAACATATATAGTATCTTTTAGTGTACCTGGTCGCAAAGGTTGAACATTTTGTATATCAACACTAGTACTAGCCAATCTTTCTTTTTCAAGATAATTTGCAGCAGGCACATTAGTTAGTGAGCTTCCAGATGTAACAACATCAACACCGTCGTTAGTAAGCCACTCTGGACTAAACGCTCTAGTAGTGCTATTAATATATTCTGTGATAGTAATGTTATTTACATCAGCATTATCTCGTAGCCATATAGTGCAATATAATGGCTTGGGTTGGAAACTAAAAATTTGTAATTTAATTTCGTTCTTAACAGGGTCACCTGTAGTTGCTCTATCTTGAATTCTAATTGGACTCAATTTTAATGTAAATGATGCGCTTTGAGGATCACCAGTAATTGGAGCATAGTATGCTAATGCTTGACTTTGTACGTTTGCTATGTAGCTGTTTATTTCGCCTGTAAAGAACAAACCACTAGATGTATCGTCAATACCAAACTCGCCGCCTATAAGACTAAAGTTACCTAGCAATGCACTTGGCTCACTTTCCCAAATAATATAATGCCCGTCTGTGGCACCAGTAATTGGATTTGCGGTTGTATAGCCAACATCATATGCAAGCCTATCTTCAATTACAATAGACACTCCGCTACAAACGCCACTATCTGCTCCTGCAGGTCTTGGAAGTCTATAATCAAGATCTAATTTCACACCTGCTGGCGAATCGCCTTCTGCCTGTTCATTACCGTCTCTATCTCGGTATATAGAAGAGTGGGTAAATTCTATAAACAATACATCTTGTAAATTTGGATCGTCGTTTGTTACTCCATCTTTTCTTTGGAATTTTAATTTTTCAATTGGAGTACCTTGTGGATTTTGTTCAGATACTAATATTGGTTTTTTCTCTGTTACACCTATTAAATATTCGCACCATTGTCCTGTACTTTCTCTGTTAACAGGATTTAAATAGTTAACATCAAATGCATTACCTGTAATAGGATATGTTGCGCCGGCTATAGCATTATAATATGTTGAAAATCTAACTGCCGTTTTGTCAACAGTAGTTAATTCAACTACACCTTCGGTGCCACCGTAAATTCTTACTTCTTGTGGAAGCACATCTGGTGATTTAATATAGGTTCCTTCTAGTCCTCGTCTTTGGAATGTTCCGCCGTCTTCACCTTGTGCATTAACATATGTACTCCAAATACCTTCGTTGATGAGTTTAGCATCATCGTCAATAGCTCTAAGTATAGGATTACCTAATGAATCACCGCCGCTTACGTATGTGCCATATAAACTACTGTCAACTGGAATAGTTAAGTTAGAATCAGTATAAAGACCATATGTAGTATCGCTAAACACATATACATAAAACTCGTAGTCGTTAACTTCGGTCATTCCAACTACGTTTTCAATAGTAACTTTTTGTTGCGAGAAATACCCATGTGCTGTTGCTGTAGTTACTGTTGCATAACTGTCTTTGGTAATTCCTGTTATTGCTACTGCGTCTTGTGGATTAATAGTAAAGTTTTGTCCAGACGAGTCAATATTAATACTTCTAATTTGTCCAGACTGTTTTGCTTTTAAACTTGGTGAATAATGATGTCCAAAGCCCGGGCATCCGTCAATTTCTCTAACTTCTAATTGTGTTAGCTGTTGTGCATCAACTTTTAAATCTACAGGATAAACATTTTTCTTATTAGGTTTTTCATATCCGTCTGAGTTTTTAATAACTTGTTTAGGATACACTCCTAAAATACTGTTGTCTCTTGCAGAGTTAACTGGTTTATCTTCTGCAGAATACGTATAAAACTTACCAGCTGAGTTGTCGCCACCATCAATGTAACACGAAGCACCATACTTATACAAGTATTGCGGTGTTCTAACACTTGAAGTATCATTTATATCTTGTAAGTACAAAAATTTAAAGTAAGGATCTTGTAAGCACGGTTCGCCTAATTGATTTTCAATTACTATTGTATGAATAAGTACCCAACGTGCATCACCATTTTGTACTGGAACATAAGCATAAAACTTAGCACCAATTGCTCCATACCAACCAAATTCAATTTTATACATAGTAACTTTAGTTGGATCAAGTAAGTAACCACTTAGGCCGTTACCGTTTAATGGATCACCATTAAAAAATTCTCGTTGAATAACTAATTCAAAAAACTCATCATCAACAAACGGTTCTCTAGATGCTACAACTTTTTGATCTTCGGGTTGAAAACCCATATTACTTAAAACTTCGTCTGGTAATCTTACAGTTGATCTTCTTACAATGTTAAACTGTGGACCTCTGATTTGAAATACGTATTGATCTGTTGGATTACCAATGCCCCATTCTACAATGTTTTCTAATGATGCTTCATCACGTGAACAACGGAATCCGTATGTAAATCCTGATATACGCCCTGGCTGATATCGATATGCTTTTTTACTTGTTAATTGACCGTAATACTTATTAGTACTAGTTGCTCCCGGACGAGTATTTGTTGCATCATAACCACTAGGAAATTTAATAGGCTTGCCTGTAGCAGGATGTAATAACAAACTGTCTCGCATTTGCATCCAAGCCTGGCACCACGTTTCTACAAGATCATATCCAAGTTGCTCATCATCTTCTGGATACATAATTTCATTATCTTGTTCGTAAACTAATGTAGGATCTAAGAAAGTTTCTTTAGTGAAGTCTGGATACTGTGATATAAACTCTTGCCACATTATGTTTCCTAGTTCAATAAATTTTACATATCTATTCCATTGCTGGACATTATAGTTAGGAAATTTTGGACCACTTGGTGAAGTATATGCTACTGGAAAACTTTCAATAGTTAGAGCTTGCTCGTTAATATTTTCAACTAAACGTGTGTAATAGTGATCTCCATAGATTCTATTATTACGTCTATACCAACCTGGTGGCCTACCACTTACGCCATTGAACTGATAGAATTCCCATTCTTCTGGATTACGTCCGTATGTTGATACATCTGAAAATAAACTTAATTGAACTTCGGCTCTTGGTATGCCTAATAGTGTTGTACTAACTTCTGAACTTTCAGCAAATATTTCTTCAATACCTAACGCTGTGGTTTCGGCTTCGTTATTTACAACTACACTTAACGAGTTTTCTGCTTTGGATAACGCTTCAACCGGACCTTCTTCTTCAGTTACAAGAATGTTTCCGTTACTGTCTCGTAACGGAACACCTTGAACAATATCGTAAAGAGGAACAAGTGTCTTAACCGTTGGTATCGGTATAATGTCATGACCTATCTTAATTTGAGGCATGGATTATTGCTCCTCCCATGTAAAGCTGGCACTTAACGAAACCTGTTCACTTGCAGTATTTGTTTGGCTACTGTATGTTGCTAACCAAAGCGTTGCAATCTCGTCTGTAAGTGGATAACTTATATACTCCTTATTATAATCAAAATATGTTGCTAAATCAAATTCTTCTGCACCTGGTGCAATATAGTAACTTGCTAACGATATACCAGTTCCTGGAATTGGTGTTTGTGATGTAAGTGCTACTTCTACAGAACTTAAACGTTCTTTTTCAAATGTAGTTTCATTTGGAAGTAGTGTATTACCTTGTGGATCAAACACTCCATCTTTTAAGAATGTTGCGCCACTAGCAATAACCAAAGTACCGTTATATATTTCTGTTGGATAAAAATGATATGCGTCATTTTCTTTTTCTAGTCTACCTAACACATTAAATAATGTTTCACTGCCATTAAGACTTGCTAAGAACCATCCATATACAAAGTTACCGTTTTCTTTTAAGTACGTTATATTGTCTATTGGAAGTTGATAGCTAACATTTATATCTGATTCTGCTGTAACACTTATTGTTCCAACTGTTTGAACACTAGGTTGGAATATTGGTGTTTTTAATAATGTTAGTTTAGCATTTACAGAACCTGATGATCCGACACTTAAACGTGTTGGATATACCTGTACACGGTTACGTACATCATCGCCATCACCTGATACAATGTTGTCTTTAGTTTTTAATCCGTATATTAATGCTGGTCTATTAACAATAATGCTGAGTGCATTAACTTGGCTAATTGGCTTATTTAAATATAGTTTGCTAGTTGCTTGATCTATCCAAATAACTTTAACATTTTGGTCTTGCGAGTTACCAGTAATAATTTGTGCGCCTACATAAAAAGTGCTTATTTCTGGTGATGCATTACCTGTAGTGTCTGGATCAAGGTTTGTAATTGTAATGTAAGGTGATACTGGATCAGTAGCATTAGCACTATCAACACCTAGTCTATATTTTGAACCGTATACGTCAGTTGGTGTATCTGAACTATGATTAAACAATCTTACTGTACCTCTATCACCACCGTCAATATAGTAAGAAGCACCATACTTAACAAGGAACTCTGAATAGCCACCGTATGGGTTAGCAAGTCTGTTTGCATTTGGAGTTCCAAATCTATTTTCACTTCCGCCACCATATACTAGATATGTAATTGGAAGTGTAGCATTACCTAATGAAGATATCTTCAACTGATTTGAACAACGTAAATGGTGTACTCTTACCCAACGTGCATCTCCGTTAGCTACTGGAACATATGCTAAGAACAATGCACCAACAGCACCATACCAACTAAATTCAACTTTAAGCATGGTAACCTTACTAAAGTCAAAGTCCCAAACTGATGTTTGTTCTGCTGCTACATCACCGTTTCTAAATACAGAACCTGCACGTTTGTCAAGTACATTATCTGAGTAAACTGCTGTACGTGTCAATCCGTCTAGAGCATCGCCACTAAAACGTGTTCTACCTACTCTGTATTCGTATACTGAATAGTACGTTGGATCTACATTATCACGACACCATGTTTTATATTTAAAGTTGATAGCGTCAATTTGTGTTCTTAGATTAGACGGATCTGATACTGTATCAATAGCAGTATCAATAAATCCTGCTGTAACAGAGTTAGCATCTGCAGGCAATGTTCCTGTATCAGTATACAAGTATGGGAACATACCGTCATAACGTCTAGTACCTAATGGCCAAGCCGGGTCAACATCTTCGTATTCTTTTGGTACAATGAATGGAACTGGAGTTTCAATGTAATGCGGTCCATCGCCGGTTGCTGTAATATCAATAACATCATCATCAGGATTAACATCAAACTCGTTAAATCCTGCTACTGTTGGATCTCTTAATTGTATTACAGTTCCCTTAGGTCCTGTTACATTTGCAACAAAGTATGTCTTACCATCAATTAAGTCTGGGCAATCGCCATAGTAGTTTACGTAAGAACCTATAATAACTGCTTCTCCTGCATACGCAATAGCATTATTATCTACATCTAGTTTTGCGACAGCCTTAACCTTTTTCTTCAATAATGATGGATCATATACTGCTCCGTGAACCATTATTAATCCGTCACGTAAAATAACTAAATCACCAAACTGTCCTGCGCTGCCAAATTCTACTGCGCCAGTGTACTCAGTTGTAAAGTTATTAACAATAATTTTTGCTAGGTCTGTAATTCTTGTTTTCTGTGTATCGCTTAATCCAAAGAGTGTACATACGTCCGTATAGTTAGCTAATGTAAATGTTGGATTACTACCAGAAAATACTGTACCTGGTTGCTGTCCTGTTAACAACCATAATAAGTATTTGTGTCTGTCAACTTCTGCAACTACGCCACTATCATTAGTTTGTGAATAAACTTTAATTTCTCCATCGGAGTAATATTTTTTAGCATTGTAAGTTGTTGCTGCATTACCACCGTACTGTAAATCACTAGCATAACCATTTACAACATACTTAACATCACGTAAACACTTAAACTTAAGAATATCTTCGTATGCTTGTGCATCTGCATATGAAAATCCTTTTTCTGCATTTACATAGTCTGCTGCATCATATACTAAACTTTGACTAATTAAGTAGCCCATATACTTATTATATACACTAAAGATTGTATCAATTTTAGCTTTCTGCCCGTAAGTTGCTGCTGCAACCTGTGCTTGTGTTATAGCACCTGTAGTACCGTCTGGCCCTGCTTGTGGAGGATACTTACTTCCTGGAGTACCATTTGCTGTTGTTGCTTGTATATGATATCCTGCTAATTCTGCTAGTTTATCTCTAGCTTCTTGCTCGTCAATTTTATATAAAGCGTCTCTTAGTACATAACGGAAATAGTAATGTGTTTCACCTTCACGTTCTGCGTCTGCAAGTACAGCAGTCTGGTATGTAGTAGCATTAGTAATTGTGTGTGCGTTGCCGCCCCATCTTAAATCATCTATGTATGCATCTATTGCAAATTCTAAGTCACGCAAACATTTAACATCGTCTGTGCTAGATAACGTAATCGGAGCAACTGTGTCAAGTATTGTTTGCTTTGCTTCTATAATTGCATCAGCAGCCGTAGTTAAGTCGCCTGCGCCTCTCCAGCTTCTGTCTGGTACATCTCTGTTACCTGGCAAACTCTTAATAATGTCGCCTTCTTTGATAACACCTAGTATGATTGCCATTAAGTCTGTTGCTTTTTTAGCTTCAGCAATAGTAGCAGTGTTTGATGTATTTTGTGATTCACTGTTTTGTGTATAGCCAGCATATGCATTAGTACTTGCAGCTGTCGCCAAGCCGTTTGCGCCACTATCAATTGAACCCTTAGCAGTTGTTAATCCTGAATCCGCCCATGACGTATCTGGGTTAACAACTGCTGGTAAGCCTGTGTCATTATCTGCATCAATAGCATCTACAACAATTTGTACAAGAGCTTCTACTGCTGCTCCTTCTGCTATATCTGCATCTGTTCCTGAAGTAACTTGTACTTCGGTATTACCAAATGAGCGTGTAATTGCAGTACCTTCAACAATATCACCAATAATTTCTACTAGTCTTTCGTATGCTGCAACTGTTTGATTTTTATGTATGTCTGATGTTTGAGCAAAGTCTTCGTAGAAGAAGAACTCTGTTGCTTCTACAGTAGCAAAGTTACCACCGTAACACATATCATGTGCAACTGCGTTTGCTATGAATAATACGTCACGTGTACATTTTGCAACTGGGTGTTTTGAGTTTGGATACTCTTGTGCTACCCATGCATTAATTTCTGCTGCTAAGAAGTCGTAGTTTGCTTGAATCTTATCTTTAGCGGCTAGTTGACTTGCTGTACGTCCACTTGTTGGATTTGTAAATGTAATACCTTTTAAGAAATTAATTTGCTTTTGCTGTGTTGTTGAATAGTATTCAACTCTTGTGTTGTTATTAACTGATATTGCTCTTAAATTATCATAGAACGTATCAATTGCTGCAATTGCTGCTGGATCGTTACCTCCAGAAAGTGCTACTAGTTGCTTTGCTTGTGTTTCTGTTTCATTAATTGCACCAACAACTCTAGCCCACGGTGCTGTAACATTTCCGTCTGCTGAACTAACTGTTGCTGAACTGTCTTCTGGATATTCAGAACTGTTAGACTCTGCTAGTCCTAAGAATGTAGCATGGTAGTTTGTGCCTAGTGTCATGTCGTATCCAACACCTTCTAGGATATATTCTAAATCTCTTGTACAACGTGCTTGCGGAGCATATGCTTGTCCTAGTATAACATCGTCAATTACACCTTTCAAGTGCTTGTATGCTAAAACTGTTTGATCTGTTACTGCTAATGTTTGATCACTTTTTCCAAATCCATCGTAAAAGAAGAAACGTGCCGCATCATGTGTAGCACTGTTGCCGCCGTATAAAATATCATATGCAACTGCTTGTACAGCAAACAATACATCTCTTTCACACTTTGCTTCAATTTGTCCTGTGTGCGACGAATAATAGTTATTAATGAAAACGTTTACTTCTTCTGTTAAGAAGTCTAAGTTAGCAAGTATTGCATCTTTAGCTGCAATCTGTCCTGCTGTTGCGCCACTAGTTGGGTTAGTGTATGTAATACCTTTTAAGAAGTTTATTTGTTCTGTTTGTGTTGCTGAACTATAGTCTACTTTTGTACCTGCATCAACACATATTGCTTCTATTTTATCAAAGTAAACATCAACTGCTGCATCGCCAACAGTGTTAACATCGTCAAGTCCTTTTACTTCTGTTCTTGTGTTAGTTATTGCAGTAGTAACTTCTACTGGAAGTGTGTTATCATCTTGATACTCATTTGAGTTTGCTTCTGCTAAACCTTGGAATACTGCGTTATAATTTGTTCCTAGTGTAATGTCAAATGCTGCACCGTCAAGGAAGTAACCAACATCTCTATGACATTTAACTGCTTCGTTTTGTATAACAGACTTTGCAATAAGATCAAATCTATTTTCATTCAAATACTTTGTAGCAGTTGGAAACTGGTTGTAATCACTTGCTTCTTGTGCTGGCGGCTTGCCACCTAGTGCATGATCTTCTAACTGCTCACCTGCTTGGTTACCAAACGGAAGTGGGTTAACTCTAATAATAGACTGTGTACGTCTTACAACACGGAATTGATCGCCTTGGCCTGTGTCGCTTGTTTCCCAATAGTAACCATCAAACTTATCAAAAATACCGTACTTGTTTACACCTGGGTTACGTACTTGCGGACGTTGTTCAGTTCCTAATACTTCACCTTGGTAGCTTGAACTTTTAATACCAAATGTAGCAGCGGAAACACGTCCTGGCTGATAACGGAAAAAACGTTTAGAAGTTAGGATAGCAGTTTCATCTGGTGGAGCAGTAACCATTGCACCTGATTCCTCAGGTAAGTGTTTAATACCCCAACCTAACGTTCCGCCTATACCTGTATATTGCGGAAGTGTAGGTGAAAGCTCACTATACTCTGCTGGCTCTGTGGACCATTCTGTTGGGTTAACATCGTATGTGTTAACGTCAGCAAATATACCTAGTGCAACTTCTGACCTTGGTATACCAAGTAATGATAGTGCAACTTCTGATTGTATTTTATTTTGTTCTACAACAGGAATAGCTGTTTGGTCTGTTGCAACAACAACTGGAATACTCTTAGCAGCAGGTTGTGCTCCTGGAGTAACTGGTGTTGTTCGACCTACGTTTACTACTGATGCGTTATTGTTTATATTGTTCAAGCTAGACATTAGTTAATTTTCCCTTTGACGACTACAAAATTATTTTGTATTAGTACTGTTCCGGTAGCACCTTCTGCAACTTCTACGATATCACCAAAAGTGTTACCAAAGTCAATACTTATAGTCTTGTTAATAGTATTTATTGCAGTTATCTCACCGTCCTGTGTAGCATTGGGCGGTGTTGTTCCGTGATTGTTCAGTCTAATAATTGTACCTACCGAAAGTCCAGATATATCATTTAATGTTACTATAAATGGTCCTCCTGGCTGTTGTGTTCCTTCGCCTATAATGTCGGCTGTGCCATTATAAACGTACTCTGTTGTAACAACTCTATAAACTAGTCCTTGTGAATTTGGATTTGCAGTTTGTAGTGTGCTAAAATTAGCTCTACCAAGTAAATCGTTTACTTTAGCTTGTGCCAATCTAAATTTAAAATTACCAACAGCTAAGTCTGCGTCCGACTGTATAAACTCACCATACGGATTACCTACAATATCATTTGAATAATCTGTTGATAATTCTTCAACATTATTAGTTTTTATTAGTTCATTAATGAACAATGTAAGTCTTCCTTGGTTTGCTGTAAAATCAAAAAACTGTCCGTTTTCTTGATACACATACTGTGTACTGTTATAATCTACATTTTGTTCTATCTGTATATTTACTTGATCATACTCTGAATTTAATACATCTGGATTTTGTATAAACTCACTAGCAGCACCTAATATAATATTTGGTGTAAGAATAATTTTACTTGCACCATATGCAAAAATACCACTACCACAGTTATCAACTACGTTAGGACTAACTATTCCTTTTGATACTGCACCAATACTTACTGCACCTGGAAAACTTCTAAAAGTATTGTGTGCAATTTTAACATTTCGAGTCTCATCAAAATATACTGGTCCGTATTCTTCATGTACATATGATAATGTACCGTTTGTTATTTCACAGTTTAAAACTGTAAGGTCTTCAGTAATAGAGCTATCATATGAATAAATTCCGCCGCCAATAACATTTTCAATTTCAAGATTTTCAAATAATATATCTTTACCGTATATGTGTATAGCATAGTTTAAATAATTGTTTACAATGTCTGATGCAAGGAATTGATTTACAAAGTTTCCGTCTAGTCTAAGATTCTTTATACTTACGTTTTTAAAGGTAGTGTAATTGTCTTCGTCTAGTACTAACATTGAATTACTTGCTGTAAATCTATTCATTGACCAAGGAGTCTTAATTAATTGTGTTTGGTCTCCTTGTCCGTAAAATGTAAAGTCTGTAGGTATAATTAGTTGCTTAATATAATAAGTTCTATTTTCTAATTCAACACTATTTCTGTTTTGAGCTTTTGCTTGTGTTATCTGAGTTTGTACATTAACTGTATCATCAATAACTATTGTGGAAGTAGCTGAACTTGATACAAAACTATCGTCTAATACAATTTGATTATCGTCAAGGTTAATACTTGTAATGCGTGAATCATGCCAACCAAATACTGGATTTGCTGGAGGAGTTAATGGAAGGTGTACTATTCCACTAGTATCTGTAAACGCATTTGTAAAGTCTTTTCCTGCCCAATCTACTCTGTCAAAATCATAATAGTCAGTCCATTGTATATTACTTAAACTTGCTTGTAATTCTTTAGGACCTAATACATAAACTATTTTATGTTGTACCTCAGCAGCAACCTTTCTATATACTATAATTGCATGGTTAGCACTTTGTCTTGACACTGTTAATTGAATGTTATTGTTGTTATTAAAATTAAGTAATGCTGCGCTAGGAACTTCAACAATAGCACTTATTGTTGCTTCACTAATTTTACCATTGTCCATGTCCATCTGCGCTATACGATAATCAAACACAACTTCGTCACCACTTGCTGGATCACCAAAACCTACGGATTGTACAGATAGTGATAAATTATTTGTTAACTGATCTAATGGTATGCTTGGTTGGTCGTTCTCGTCAAGTTCACTAGGACTTGCGTTAAACAATCTTACATATTGATTTGCTTTAAAATAAGACATGTCGTTAGCGTTAATGGTAACAACGTTAGTTAATGTATCTGCTAGTGTACTAGTATTAACTATTGCACTAGTATCAAATGTTTGGTCAACATCAATTGATCCACTAACAAGTAGGTTACCTCTAATGCTTACGCCACCATCTACACTTAAAGCACCGCTGTCAAAGTCAAGTGCTGTTTGCGTACTGTTAATTTTAACATCAACGCCTTGAGCAATATCAAGTAGCGTATTACTTAATGTAGCACTTTGTTGTCCACCTGTGAAAAACTTAAATGTATCTTCGTCACTACCTGCAGATTCTTCTGTTGTAATATATGTATCTTGGTCAGCGTCTTTAACGCCACCTAAGCTACCCCAGTATGTTCCGTCAAATCCTTCAAATGCACTTGTGTCTGTGTTAAACCTAATACCACCTTGTGGTATTGTTCCACGTTGACTTACGTCACCTACTGGAATTACAAGTGCATTGTTGCCTTGTATTGTAAGATAGCCAGTTCCTTTTGGATTAATAGTAACATTTGTATTATCTGATACTGACGATATTGTTGTACCAGTAAAGTTTATCGAAGCAATCTGATTTAGCTCACTAAATGCAAATGTACCATCACCGTTAGTTGTTAGGTAATCGCCATCGTTGCCGTCAGCAATGCCTAAGCCCAATAGTGTAGTTGGTATAATTGGCTTGTCTGTTAAGTCGTCATAACTTACTGCGCCGCCCTCTGGAAGATCTAAATATTCAAAATCACCGTTAGTATCTACTGTAAGGTATTGTCCTGCTGTTGGTGTTTGTGAGTTGTCTTTGAGTTTGGCAGGAGTAAGAAAGTCATCTTGTATTTGGCCTAATCCGATAGTACCAAGAAGTTGTAAGAAGTTAGATGCGCCGCCAGTGCCGCCACTACCTCCTGTCATTGTTATAAACTGTAAGTTGCCGTTTCCGTCAGTTGCTAATACTTGTCCCGAAGTTCCTTCAACAACGTCTAGTTCATTAACAGTAATTGTATTATTGTTAATTGTTGCATTGCCAGCAGTTCCACTTAGTGCGCCACCTAGTACAGGATCTTGTGCAGGTATGTTTTGGAAACTAATTATTCCAGAACCATTAGTTGTAAGTACTTGTCCAACTGCACCGTCTAACACACCTAGTTCTAAAATGCTACTTGGTATTACAGGTTTGTTTAATAAATCATCATATTCACCTGTAAATTCAACACCTTGAATTACTATTTTTTGTGCTTCTACTGTGCCAATTACACTAATATTTAATGCATTAACAATGTTACTGCCAGTTAATAAAAGATTATCACCCTCGGGTAATTCACGAAATTGGTTTCCGTTTGTGGTATCTACTATAATTGGATATCTATTTGCCATTCGAATTAATCCTGTTTTTTATATTTATCGGAAACTGAACCTTTAGGGTTTCCATTAATCTTTACTTGCAAACGAGGACCTCGATTTGCAATTACTGTCGTCCTCTTTCCTTGTTCGTGTACAAAACTTTTGCCTTGTTTTTTTAGTTTTTCTGACATTAGACTCTTCCTACGACTACTTCAACAATGCCGTGTTCGGCACTGTCTTTGGTGCTAACTGCTTTACCTAATACTCTACCTACGCCTGGATTATTATCTACCATAGCATAACCTGGTATTGCACTAGTTACTAGCATATCACCTTTTTCTACTTTACCAATTACTTTACAAGGAACTCTACCTTGTAATGCAACTGCAACTACATGGTCACCTTCTAATGCACTATTCATTAAGTGTGCTGGATTAGTTGATACAATGCCTGCAACTCTATGATCGCCTTTAGAATTAGTAACAGTAACTTCATGTTCACCGCCAAATACTAATACTGTGCCTGGCTCATGAGCCGCATCGCCTAAGTAATTTTCTGCCAAGTCAGCATACTGAGCTTGTGTTGCTGTACCATGGAATGTAGTAGCATACATTGCTTCGAACTTTTTAGTTGCAGTACCAACAGTGTTTGTTCCATCTGAACCTCTGTTAAGATAGTTGTTTGCAATTACATTGCCACCTACAAGTGCATCACCTTCATTCCACATGTCACCTGTTTCGTAATCATGTATTATTTTGTATGAAGTAAGCGTACCCGAACCGTTGCCGCCTGTGCTTATAACTCTAACTAAGTCGCCTGACTCAACATTTGCTGTCGGAATACCAACTTTTACATTCCAGTTAGTACTACCTTTAGCGTTAACATAATATAATTGATCTACTGCACCACTGTTATCGGTTACGGTAGTGCCATCGCCTGTTTGTAAACTATTAGTTATAACAACGTCATCAATATAAAGTGTTTTATATGTTAAAGACGGAGCGCCTAAATCGTAAGCACTAGTTGTGTCTGGCGTCATGCCAGTAACATTAAAGGTAAACGGAATCTTTATAGTATCGTTATCACCGTCAGCAACAACAAAAGCAATGCCGCCTGTGGTACTTTGACCTGAACCGTATCCAAGTGATATACCTGTACTTGCTAATCCTTTTTCTCTTGGTGATTCGATAAACGAAGCATACATCCAGTCAGCTGCTACATATGGGCTAGTTGATGCTGTAACCGAAGCAACTTGTAATATGCTTCGAGTAAAACTATCAGCTACCTGTACTTTACCAGTTCCTGTAGTTGTTGCGTCTGCTACAAAAGTATCGCCAACTTTCCATGCAGCGTTGTTAGCTCTTTCATCAGCTGTTGCAACACAATCATTCCAAGTAGTAGTACCTGTATCAGTAATTTCATACCTAGTACCTACTACTAATGCTGTAACTGCAATGACAACTGGATCTCCCATTCTACCAATGTTTACGTTACCTGGTATTTTAACATCAGGTCCAAATCCATCGTCTGACATGCCGCCAGCTGCTGTTAATATAACACCGTCTTGTATGTTAGTAAGTTTTAACCCGTCAGCTGTAGTTGTTGTAAGCACTGTTGGTGTAGTACCAGTTCCAATTTTATAAGAGTCTGCTGTTATGCCGTTATTTACATCAGTTTTTACTAATGAATTCTTAGCACCCTGTGTTGTAAACGGAACAATCTTATAAGATTCAGAACCGTTTCTTTGGAAAATACCTTGGGTAGTATAATCAGCTGGCGATGCTACATCACCATTAACGTCAACAGAGTTAAAGTCTGTGTGTAGTAAACCGCCACCTTCGTTAACTACTGTATTAAATGTTACTTCTGCTACATTAGCTGTACTAGCTGAAGAATTACCTAGTACAGTATCAATACCAATTTTCTTAATTTTATCTAAAGTAATACCGTTGTCTTTTAATTCTACATAACCTCTAGTTACTTTAAAGTGTGCTATATCAAATGCTGACAATCCTAATGTTGCTTGGTTATTTTGTCTTGATTCAGAATTAACTGGAGTTGGTGTAACAGACAAAGTTCGTTTTACTTTACCCGATCCAGCAACACCATGTTCGTCTGCTGTAAATACTGAACCAATTGTATAAGTGACGCTAGTTGTGCCTGCTATGATGTTCCAGTTTGCATTAGTAGTGCTTCCTAAATCAGTAATTATGTACTCATAACCTTCTACTACGTCAATAGCATTTTCTTCTGTTATACTTGTAAGTACAGTTGCGTAGTTATTTGCTTCTTGTAAGTATAATTTAGACTGTTGAATATCAGCTGCTGCATTAACATCAGCATCTATTATTACTTCTGGATTAATTTGCATATCAAAGTATGCTGTTGGAACATCTAATACTGTGTTAGTATCATCATCGTCATTTTCTAATCTACGGGTTGTTAGTGTAATATCACTTACTGGTAAGCCAGCAGCAAATGGTTCCTGTGAAATATTAATTATTTCAGGATATGGACCTGCTACAACAAAACTATTTCTACTAACACCTGTACTAATACCTGTTACATTGCCGTTTACATCAAGTGTTGCATCGCCATCATATATTAATGTTGGTGCTTCACCTGGCTTAACTTCGTCATAAAGATCTGGACCAGTTTCATAAGTTACTACTAGAACATTGCCTATTGAAATATCTAACTTAGAATAGTTGCCTACAATTTTACCAAAGTTTTGAGATCCAGTGCTGTCTGTTAAATATTCACCAATTGCAAATGATGCATTAGCACCAACTTCACCTACTTCAGCTGAGATATAAACTATTTTAGTATTTGTAAATCCTAAGAACTCATTTCCAGATGCTCCAGTATTTTGCACATCTCTAAGTCCTGTTGCTGTTGCATATTCTTGAGTTTGTAAATCAACGTAGTCTCTGTTAACTGCTGTAGTTCCAGGAGTACTGTTAATGTCAACTGGTGCAATGTTTTCAATGGTGTTACCATTCATTTTCAAATTGCCCAACATAGGAACAGCACCATTTTGTGTTAGTACTGATGGTCCTAATGGATTTGGAACTGTGTTACCTGCTTGGTCATAACCCAAACGTCTATTTACATAACCTCGTACTGCTGATTCAACTGGAACAGTGTCGTCAGCATTATCACTCATAGCACTATCTGTACTAAATTCTGTTACAACAACACCACGTTTAAATCCAATACCATCAACATCTGACAATGCAATACTTGCCGCAAATGTAACTGTACCTGTACCTTGGTCAACTGTAAAGAATCTACCTACACGGAAGAAACCGTCTTGGTCTGTACTTACATAAAACACTCTACCTTTGTTACGTTCTTGTACTTCATTTTCCTGCAATGGTTGTGCTGCTGGGAAACCTAAAATAACATTTGGATAGTTACTACTGTTAAATGATCCTGTACCAATATCAAGGAAGTCATGTGATGTAGCTCTACATGTTGAAATATCAATTGTAATAGTTCCCGCTGATCCATCTTGTAGACCTGCACGTAATGTAATAGTTCCTGAGAATGTTTGTGTTAATGGTCTTACAAGACCTACTGCTTGACTTGTAATATTGGTTTCTCTATTGCGCTGTACACTGCGTGGTATTATAGGATCACCATTTTGGTCTAGCATCTGTGTCCAAGAACCTGTTGCTGGATCTGGGTCTGCTGCTCCACCTTCCCAAACTTCTAAGAAGCCAGTGGTGTTAAAGTCAACGCCACTCCACTCATAAAGTTTAATCTCTTGTGCTTTATCACCTGCAATTTTAACCTGTCCCCAAGCAGTTTTATTGTTACTTTGACGTATTCTTGCTTCTGAAATGCCGCCTGCATAATCTACTACTCTTGGGAATGTAGTTGTTAAAGGAACATCAGATCCATTTACGTTAATCTCATCAAAGTTTAATTCTACTTCGGTAATTTCTTTTAGATCAACTAATGCAAATAAATGATTCTCGTCATATATTTTTCTTTTATCATTGAATGCAGTTCCTTGATCGTTTTCAACTATTTCTCTATAGTTGTACACATAATGCTTCTTACCATTCCACATTATAATTTTTGGAAGTTCACCAGTAAAATCGAATGTTCTAAATCCGTCAGTTAATCCACCTGGTCTAAAGTTTCCGTCGGTTAAGAAGTTATTATTAATTCTCCATATATCTCTAATTTCACTTAATTTGTTAACAGCAATTGTAGTATCACCAGTTGTGTTACCAATAGTTGTGCCTGCACCAATCGGTACGGCTAACTGCGCTGCATCAAAGTCTGCTGCTGTAAGGTTAATTCTTTCTTTTGCTACGTTTAATCTTACAAAGTCGTAACTTGCATCAAAGCCAACTAATGACTCGTCTATGTCTAACTGGTTACCGACTGGGTCATTAGAGCCAAAGCTAATTGATCTATATGTATATTCTAAATCTTCGTTAAAGTTAATTGCTGTACTTGGTCGTATAGTTAAGTCACCAGTACTTTCAATCTCACCAAATGTATGTGTATTATTTTGTCTAATGTTTATAGGTTGACCATTTGGAATATCTTGTAATATACCGTCATTGTCAAATGTATCATTTGCTGTACTAAAGTTAGCCTTATAAACTTGTCCGCTGCGTAATGGTGTATAATCAGCAATTACATTAATAGTACCTGTAATACTTAAAGTTCTAATACTACCTGTATCAATATTGTCATTTAAGTTATCATCTGCAAATCGTTGCTGATTGATCGATGTAACTGTAACTGTTGCATCGTGTGTGCCGTCGCTGCCACCTAGTTTCGATCCTTTGATTACCATAGTATCGCCAACTTTATAGTGTTCGCCATCCTCAGAAGCAAATATGCCTACTTTATAAATTCCGCCTTGTTCTCTAGCTTTAGTAATAGTTACTTTTGCTTGGGTAACAGCAGTCAGTGGATCTGTTTCTCCATCAGCAGTGTTACGAGTTACATAAGAAGCAGAGCCCGTTGCAGTTGGTGAACCAGCTGTGCCTAAGTCTGAAAAGTCAATAGCATAACCATCAACAGTAAGTCCGTCAACAATTTCAACACTTGCTAATTCATATCGTGCAATCCTACCTAGCGGTGTGCCACCATCTGCGTGATAGTATTCAAGTTCGCCTTTGTTAGTAGGTACATGTTCGTTATCATAAAAGAATATTGATAATTTTTCTTCTATGTTTTCATAACCTGAAGTATCAAGTATATCAATTTCGATGCCTGTTTGTGTTGCACCATTTAAAATAATATCTTCGGCAACAGCAAATGTTCCTGTAACATCTTTTAAGAATAACTGATTACCTTCTGTAGGGAATATTGCTGTACCAGAACCTGTATTGTTTGTACATGTTATTGTGTCTCCTGATGCTACTACTAAATTATCAGTTAGTGTTATAACAACGGATGCGGAGAATGTAAGTGCGCCTTGCACCATGTCATTAACCATGTTAACATCATCAGGTACTTCGTTTGGATCTGAACCTTCTGCAACTAAACCATATGTACCATTTGCGTTTGATCCTGATACTGAACGTATTTGGCCACCATTACCTGCATAGTATGCAGTATGACAATAGTATGTAAACATACTAACCATTTCTGATAAGCCACCGTTGATAGTAACAAGACCGTAACCCATATCGTTAACTTGTGTAAAGTCATTACCTAACTGTGATCTGTTACCAGCAGTTTGTAGTGTAACAGCATATCCATTTGGATACAATACAGTATTAGTTGGATCTGGCTCAAATCCTAAGAACTCACTAAAATTATTTGGATTAATTTTACCTGAACGTACATCTAGTACAAGTGTAGCAGTTGCAGGGCCGTTAATACCACCACGGTCATATTCAATAATATCATTAACTTGATATCTAATACCGTCAATATAAAACGGACATGGTGTTTGTGGCTTTCTAATATAAAGTCCTGAGTCTTTATCACCTTCAATTCTTAATCTAAAGTTACTTTCTTTTTGTGTTACTCTTACCGGAGTGTTAGCACAGAACGCATCAACAAACATACCACCTCTAAATGCTTGCCTGTTTAGTGACTGTGAGAAACTTGAACCTGTTTGTATGTATGGAGATTTAGTAAGGATTTGTCCTTCTGGATCAAGCACACACATAAATCCACCATGACCTTGTACAGTCATGTTACGCAAAATTGTTGCATCGTTCATTAAGAATACATCAACATCAGTTGATAATTTTGCACAGTTATAATTAGTTTCGTCAGTAGTAACATTTGGTTCAATAGCAAAATCTATTAATGAGATTTGATTATCTAAAATACCAGAGTCGCCTGTTATGCCATCTTCAGCAATCAGCTGAGCATTTATGTATTGATCAGGATGACTTGCACCACGATATTGAGCTGCAAATGGATCATCCCACGCAACGTTAATGACCATGTCCTGCATCATCTGTTTCAAGTTAACTAATACGCCAGCTAATACTCCATCTTCGTCTGGACGTTCTTGTATTTCAAAATATATTTGAGCTTGTTGTGATAGTACATTGAGATTTTCGCCTTCACGTAAATCTTTAGTTACTGCATCTACAATATCTGCTACATAATTTCTATATCTACTTTTAGCTTCGTCGTTAACATTAAACTGCGGATTAAATACTCCGTTAAAGTCTACAAAGCCACCGTTTGCAATACGATATTCAATAAACGCAATAGTTTCTTCTTTAATAAACTCTTTATTCTTTTCAATTAGTGTAGCAGCATTTACATAATTGCCAGGGTTGACAAATGCAAGTTGCCCTTGTCTATCAACGTTCTTTGGCGATCCAGGCTTAACTAGATAGTGTCTACCAAAGAAGCCGTCAACTTCGCCTGTAAGCGGATTAGTATATGCTTCACCAGATACTGGCAAGTTTGCATCAGCTATTCCTGTAATGCTTGTAGTAGCTGAACCTGTTAGTCCGTCAAACTCTTTATCTCTATAGAAGTAAGTTCCTGCCCACGGCGATTGAGATGTTCTACGATTTGGTCTAATAATTACTCGTCTAAATTCGTCACCTACTAGTGATACGTTAGTTGGAACTCTGATTGGATAATCTTCGTAATACGTACCAGTTTCGATCTTAATAGTAACATTACGTTCGTTTACAATGTTACCATATTCAAGGTTTTCACCTATAATAAACTCTATCGGTTTTAATAATTCTAATTCAACTTTATCTTTATTACCGCCTGAACCTGGATTGTTAATTGTATCATTACCAGTAGCATACGATATAATTCTACCTAATGCTCCAGAAGTTTTACCTCTAATAATTTTACCTACTCTTAAATCTCTGTTTTGCGGATCACCAGCATCTACAAATCCACGTTCAGTTGTGCCGCTAACAGTATTTGAGAAGAACATAACATAGCGTTGGCCAGTTGCTGGTACATCACTAGCACTAAACACGCCGCCTGCAATAATAGCACGTTGTATTTGAAGTGTACCACCAGTACCTGCAATCGGTGAAGTAGATGTTAACGCTGCAACATCAGCCAATCCTGGTTGATCTGAATTAAAAGTAATAATTTCTTGATCGTAAATATTTTGATATCTTTCATTTGATGGTATTACACTGTTTATGATAACACTAGCAACAACTTGCGATGTGTACTGTAGTAAAGTTGCGTATACTTCTCTAACTAAACCTGCTTGTGATTTACTGTACTCATCTTGGAAATATTCAATTGCTGTTCTATTTGATAAGAAGTTAGCTGAGCCACTACTTAGATAATCTAATGTTGCTGCATTTATTCCATTGCGCAAATCTTCTTCAGCAATTTTTGTGTCAATAACACGACCGGTCCAGTTTACTGATATATCAGAAAGATTAGATGTTTCCTTAGTAACAATTTGATTCTGTGCCCATGCTAATGTTTCTGCTATAATAAAATCTAAGTTAGCATCAATAATTGTTTTGGTATTCAGTCTATTGCCGTCAGCACCAACACTGATGCCTCCGGATAGTACTCTTGATTTTTCAATCACTGGCGGAGCAGATGGATCAATAGTTCTAGAACTAATAATGTCCTGTAAGTATGGCCCTGGTTCAAATGATGATGCAATTTGTACCGCTTCAGCTTTTCTTGCTGCTGCACCTACAGTTCTATATGCATATGCTAATGAGCTACCTTCTTTACCTGGAGGCGCAACTCTTTGATCATCGTCACCTACAGTACTAACAAAAATGTTTGCACTTGATTCTTGTGACTGACTATCAACATATAATTTTGAAACTGCTTGTAAGTCATCATCGCCGTTTGGCGCACCTGCACCTGCAAGATCACCTGGATGGTCATGCAATACTAACGGACCTGTCATTCTATCGCCTTGGCGTCTAACAATACTTTCACGAGGCATAACCTGTTGACGTAGGAAGAATCCTTCTAACGATGAATCATAGTTTGCATCAAGTAGTTTTAATTCTACTGAATCAATTAATGATAGTTTAAGTCTAAGTCTTTCTCTTTCAGCAGGATCAGCTAGTAGTGCATCTTCTGCCGCTAACCACATACCTAAGTTGTTTTCGTCAAGAACACCAATATAAATTGTTGTGTTATTTAAAATTGCATCGTATAAAGGATTGCCGTCTTCGTCGGTATCAATTGAACTTTGTGTAACAAATTGTCCTGCATCTGCATCAAATATAGTTCTCTGCCAATTAAGCCCAGCACCTTCAGTTTTAAATACGTAAGGTGCGCCGTCAGATCCTCGAGATAGACCATGTGCAGTAACATTGATTCTGTTGTCACCTGTTAAAATACTAAATGTAAATTCATACTGTGTTGCACCAGTTGGTTCATCCGGAACATTAATTGTTTCGCCGGGTGCCTGTCGTGGAATGTATGCCTTGTCAGCAAACTTCTTATCAATCACAATGTCATCTATTGATAACGCTGTACCGTGTACATTGTTAAACGATGTAATGTTATTGGTGTCAACGTTTGCAATAACTTGTCCTGCTGCATTTAACGGTCCACCAAGTACTGGTGCTGGATCTTTAATTATTGTAACATTGGCAATTTTAAGTATAAGTTTACCTGGAGTTGATACATCAAACCCTATAGTGTCAACAGTTCCTTGATCTGCCTCTGCTTCGCTGGAGTCTGATGCAAGTTCTAGTATAGTGATGCCAGTAGCATCTTGCTTTACTGCTGGAATAAATGCTTTAATTCCACCACCTTCAAACTCATCTAAACTTTCAGGTGTGTCAGCTAGGCTGGTAAAACTAATCTGTCCACCTTTACCTACAACTGCATATATCTCTCTGAAGTTTTCGTTGACTTTACGAAACGACTCGCGAACGCTATCACCGGTTCCGTCATTACCTTCAACGCCGATGTCTACTTCTTGTCTTGCCATTTTATTTTAGCTCCATTATACGATCTGGCTCTTGCGCCAGGTTGTCTATATCAAAGTTTATACTAACACCGCAACCACAACTACTTTGGGCGTTAGGATTTTTAATCTCAAATGTTGATCCTATTATAGATTTTACATAATCTATTTCTGATCCTGCTAGAAACATTAAACTATGTCCGGTTACAATAAAGTTTCCTTGATCACATTCAACTAAAAAGTCATCTGCTTTCAAATCTTCTTGTGTTGCTGTACCCCATTCATACTCGAATCCTGCACAACCTCCTCCTTTTACATCTAAACTAATAGCAAAACAATCATTTTCGTTGCATAAAATGCTAACTTGCTGATCTGCTGCTGGAGTAAGTGTTACTAAATTCATTAACTTTCCTATCTTATGTATGTATTTAGTTTATAATTTTATAATCTTAATGTAAATATAGTTATGTTTATAAAAGAATTTAAAAAGCAAACCCGGCATGTTCGTAAAAGCAAAACCGGCAAGGAACACGCCTACAAGCGCGATATGACTATATGTGTGTTTAGATGCGATAATTGTGATACAGAGTTTGAACGTCCTAGAGGAAGCATTGATCCCAAGCGTTTAAATAATAACTATTTTCACGTATGTAAGAACTGCGATAGTAAAAAATTTGCACAAAAAAAGGGAGTAGAACGCAAAAAAGTTTGGAACTTGCCTGCTAGTTCTGATCTCCCTATAAGTAAAATGTAATTACTTTTCTTTTTTGAATAAAGTCCATGCACCATATGCAATAGCGGCATATGCTACTATACTTGCAATAGGCTTAAAGATTAAGAACGCAACACCAGCACCAATTAATACAGCACCGTCAAGTGTAGTACGTTCACCTAGTCTATCCATAATAAATTTTTTAACCATCTTTAGTCTCCTGTTGTATCATATTTAGTAAATATATGTTCCTATAGGAGGAAATTATGATAAAATGGTTAAAAAGCATTTTAGGTTATGGATCTGTTCCAGCTGTTATTGAAGAAGTAATGGCCGAGCCAGCACCAGCACCTAAAGCTAAAAAGAAAACCTCTACTAAAGCTTCTACAAAGAAGACTTCAACTAAGAAGGCTACTAAAAAGAAAGCTTCTGGTAAAGGGTGCGATTTTGACAAGTTGAATAAGACTCAACTTCTTAAAGAGGCAAAGCAACGTGGCGTTAAAGCCAATGCAAGTCTTTCTAAGAGTGAAATTTTAAGTAGACTTAAGAGCGCATAATAGCAGTCTGTAATTGATTAATTACAGATTCTTGGCGAGTCAGCTTACGTTCTAGGACGGTTAAAGCGGCTCGCTGTTTTTTTGACTGCTCTTCCAAAGATCTTACATATGCAAGAGTAGGCAGGTCCGTTGAAGAACCATCTTCACCTAGCATAGTAATAGTATCAACACCTTGAGCTCTTAAACCGCCTGTGATGCGATTAGGGTTTTTATCCGATGCTGGCGCTGTGTTCTTGGACTGACGCCCGTACATTTTGTTCAAATAACTCATAATGTTTTAACTCCTCTTTGTATTTATACAGGTCAATGCTTGCAAGATTTTTGCATTTAGATTCACACATGATATCTGTATATGGCAAAAAGCTCAATGCCCAATCGTTAACTAGCTGGTTAGGATAGTAATCACTGTGCGCTCTAAGTTTTGCTTTCTTGTAACCGTCTTCTAATAGTTGTGCCATATTAGGCATAGTGTTGTGTTCATAGCCTGCGGGCAAATGTTCGTTGCGGCTGTATGAATAATGTATTGCAGGTCGAACACCACGCCAGCTGTCTATTACGCGAGCAAATCTATCGTCGGTGGGCTGTATGTATTCACCTTCACGGCACCAGTGATGGTGTATGTCAAGCACAAGTGCGAGGTCGTCTGCAAGTTCAAGGCTGCTGTCGAGTCCCCACTTGTTTTCGTCGTTTTCGATTGTGATGACGTTTCTCGCTTCGGGCGTGAGTCTCTTAAGGGCGTCTTTGATCCCTTGTGGACCTCTACGACCTGATATGTGTACATTGCATTTAAAGTCTTGGAAGGTTTTGCCGTATCCCATATAGCGGATGACATCGGTGTGATATTCAAATTCTTCTATGCTCCTCTCAACTATTTCTTCACTATCTGAAGCAAGGACTGTAAATTGGCCTGGGTGCATCGAGAGTCTAACATCGAGGGCTCTTGCCGTGGCACCGACTTCTGCAAACGTTCTTTCCGCATATTCCACCACGTCAGGCTTACGCCAAAAATAACTCCAATCCCGCTGGGTATAAACAGGAAGTACATCAGAACCGAGTCGAACCATCCTAAGTTCAGCTGGAAGAGATCCCACATATTCAATCAACCTTTTGTATGACGCAATGTTATGGACCATGATGTCCCATAAGCGTTCTTCAGCAACATCACGTGTCTGTCTGTTAAGCCACTGTACTGTTGTGCTACGAGTATTTAGCGGGCGTTGTATTTCTTCTAGTACTTTCTTCTTTTGTGTTTGATCGGGGTACATGTACTTACATGCAAAACCTATTCGCTGTGTAGGTTCTAGGTCTGCAAGATAATCGCCGCAGGTAGTAAATTTTAAATCGTTCATCATAATGTGTGCCTAAGTTTGTATTGTGTAAACATTATAGCATGTATATACGTGTTTGTCAACGCCAATTTTCTATAACCCAATCATCGATACAATCTTTTGGATTTGGCTGTCCATGAAATACTGCAATGCTTGTGTCTTTGTGTATATGAGGTTGTCCTTTTTCAACAAAGTTTCGTACTCCGTTCATTCTAGTTATGTGTGCCATATTGCGCATTTCCCACTTATAGCTCTCGGCCCACTTGTCAGGATAGTATTGAAAAGGATGGTTTGCTTGTACAACTTGATCGTAAATGTAGTCTTGGTCTCCGTGATACTTCTTAATGTGCATCTTAGGATTTTCTATAAAATTTTCGTAGATATAAGATTGACTTCCTACTTCAAGTCTAAATATACTGCTGTTAAACTTTTTCCAGTCCGGACGCATCTTTCTTGTAAAGTCTCGCAGTATACAAAACTTGTCTGGGTGAACATCAAAGAACTTACTAATATCTTTAAAAATTATAACGTCTAAATCAGAATATAGTATTGTACCTTGTGTAGGCAAGTGTGGACTAAAGAACAGAGGCTTGTACCACCATCCTTTTACGTTGCCAACTGACGGTAGGTCAAATGCTTCTATATCATTATCGAGCCCATTGCTATCATCAGTATAACAAGCAAACCGAACATCACTAGGCGCATGTCGTTTAAACATAGAATGCAGAATATTCACATACTCTGCATCATACTTAGTTCCGTGTTTTAGACATACGAACCAACGGTCTTGCATTTACACCTCGTAGATTGCCGAGTTTGCTCCGTGTTCTGCACATTCTGCTCTTACGCAATAACAACGATTGTCTGTTGCTTCACGTATAAGTTTGTCTGCAAAGTTAAATGCGTGTTCAGCAAATTTCTCTGCACCAACACCATCAAAGATACGTAGCTCTGCTAAACCTTTTGCTTCAAGATCTTTTAGTGTATCCATATGCGGATCGTTTGCATCAACTGCTACCTTGTGATCAAATGAATCTTCAAGCCAAGCCTTTAACGGCTTTAGTCCGCCGAAGTCGACTGCCCAGTTTTTATTATCTAGCTCATCACATCCGAATGTAAATGTAAACGCTAAACTGTAGCCATGTAATAAATGACAGTGTGAATGATCTGCATTAGGTTGTCTAAAGACTGCTGACAGTCCAATATTGTGTCCGTAATGTTTTGTGCTTAAATGTTTTCCCATAGTATCTCCTGTTAGGTTATAAGTTAATATGAGCGGCAGAGTTAGAAGGGTTGACGCTAAGACCTATATGTTATAAACTATTATAACGTATGTTACTTATTGTGTCAACCGAAACATTAGGATAATTCCAGGCTTTTGGCAACTCCCAGTTGTCTAGTTGATATATAGTAAATTTTAATTTAGGAAAGCACTTGAATATCTTTGCTGTTTGGTGTACCCAATAGCGTGGATCAACTGCTCGTTTGGATGAGACTGAGTAGTTAGGCGTGTCTTTGTATATGTTGTTAACTAGTTTATCATCACTATACAAATCAAAACCAATTAAATTTACATATCCTTCTTTTGCAAACATAGAAGCAACAAGAACAGCATAAGGTCCGCTTCCCCAATGAAAGGGTTCGTCTGCTCGTTCACTGCCTTTATAAGGTAATGGCGGCAACTTATGAACACCAGGTTGTGCAAACCTGTCGTACCAATCTTCTCTTGTGTATATTATTGAATGTGTATTTACGTTACCTTTGAGGGTTTCGTTCATCATACGCTTGTCGCAGCATATTAGATGATCAGTAGAATAATCTCGCCAAATTGCATTACATCCTACCTTGGGGCCGCCTAATTGATTTATATCAATCGATGCTCGACTCTGCCCGTTGCCTATTGACCACATTCTCTTTTATCTCTTGTAATTGCTTTTTAACTTCAATAAAATCGTCTCTTACTTCATCAGACTTTTTTATCATGTATACAATTTTATTTAGTGACCACCACCACCAAAATACACTGGTTGTGACAAAGGTCGTAATGATAATCATCGACGTGATTGCTTGTTCTTGTTTATGCCCTAAAATAATTTCGCCTACCAAAACTGCTAACGCGACGAATGGCATTGTCCATGCCGCATATTTCCAGTATCTTGCCTCTTTTACGTATTTGTTTTCCAAATTTATCTCCCTTACACAGGCAAATTATGCCTCTGTACTACTATTTATTTAAGGGTTACTTTGAGTAATATTATAAGATATTATACTGAAATTGCGCCAAAAGTTTTCCAGTCACCTGGAGTACCACTCTTAACACAAATCCAGCCAACGTATGATGTTGGTCTTGGGTCTGAGTTCCAAACTATATCACCTTTGTTCCAGCTACCCGCTTCTGGAACATTACCTGCTACTGCAAACTTTTTGCCTTCGAACCTAACTGGACCGTTAGATTCTATAGAAACATCATCTACTGTTGTTACGCCCACGCCTAGTTTGCCGTGTATGTTTACGTCTGCAGAGTTTGATCCTCTAATGCCAAATTCAATTTTGCCTGTTTTAGCGATACTAATTCTTGGTGTATTGTCTGTGATTAAATGCAAGCCTGAATTACTAAATGCTCCAACACTTATGTCAGTGTCGTCTACATCAATTATAAATTCACTTGCCCAACCTTGTATTGCAAGATTGCCGTTGGGTTGTTCTGTGCCTAATCCGAGTCTATCAGTTTCAACATTATATCTAAAGCCATCACCAAATGCAACATGTCCTGCTACATCAAGTCCGTCTAGTGTTCCTACTGAGCGTAACTTACTATCTCTAACGCTGTTGCCTAAGCCTGTAGCTGATAATACTGCTTCACCACCTATGTGATATGCACCATCTTTTGAGATATCAAAACTAACACTTGACCATAATCTATCAGGATTATTTTTTAATACTAACTGTTTGGTTACTACGCCTTTGCCTTGCCATAGCAAGCCTTTGTTATAAACACTTCCGTCACTAGCACTAAACTCTAAGGATTTTGAAGAACTGTTCCTTAGATCACCTGCTATTTCGTCTGCATAAATTTTACGTACTGTAATATCACCGTCAATAGTTAAGCTGCCGTTTACTGAAGTGTTACCTTCGATGTAATCAACGTCTATTTTATCTGTAGTAATACCATTGTCATCAACTAGTACTGTTAATTTTGTAGCATTATCTTTAATACCGACTGAACTAAAATTAGTTATTGTTCCGCCGTTGATTTTGCTTCCGTTTATTCCGCCCTGGGGAATATCATCTACATTGGGTTTGACTTCGTTAGGCTTGTTTGCTAGTTCTCCTAGCAACTCTGCTAACTGTATCAAACCTTCTTGCGAATGTTTTAATGTTATCGGGTCAACTGATTTGTTCTTCATACAAGTATTTATCAAGATACCTTTAGAAGCACCGTATCAGGGTTGCACCTCCCATTGAGCTTGGTATCTGTAGTTGGAATCTCATCTAAAAACTTACGTAGTGCAACTTTACCTGCTGATTTAAAGTTTTTAAGTTGCTCAGGGGGTTTACGTAGAGTCTTTTGAATACTTTGACTTTCATCAAATCCAATAATAGTTGTACCTTTAACACTTAGTCCTGTACCGTCACGCTGTAGACCTTTAGGATCAATATTTTCTGCGACATACTTACCTAGCTTACGTGTCTTAACATTAAACACCCAAAGTTCATTTGCTCCAACAATAAGTGTAGGATCAATACTTGCTAGTGAATACTTGCTATCTGCTTTACTAAACTTCAGCTTCTCAACTACTTTAGTAGCACTACGTTGTTTAGGCTTACGTGGCTTACGTGTTGCTTTTGCTTGATCAATAATAAAGTCTAATTCACCAGTTATTGTATCAACTGCTTTACGAAACTTTGCAATCTCTGATTTCTTAAGATGTGCATAGCCTTCTTTAAGTTGCTCCCACATGTCTTGTTCATGTTCGCTCATTTTCTTCAACTGTCCAGCAGTTGGATATCTATCAAGCTCTTTAAAGTCTATTAGTTCGTTTTCCCAAAATGTACGCATCTTACGAGCATGTGCTTGTGTAGGCTGTACTTTTCTAAAGTGTGCCTTAAAATCAAAACCATTAGGATCAAATTTCTTTGCGTCAGTGTGCCATGTGTCTAACCATTCATCAAGTGGCTCTGACATTTCAATAGCTTGATCTCGGATACGTTCTTGAATTGTTGGAACATACTTCTTCTTGGTTTTTACTTCTTCGCTCTCTTTTACTTCAACTACTTCACTTCCAATTTCAATAGCTTTTTTAATTTTACCTTTTAGAAAGCCTTCAATATGACATTTAAGATCGCCGCTTGTTCCTTTCAAGCTCTCCCAATGTGCCGCTTCCTTGTCATTTAATCTCGGAGCACCTAGCATGTCCATACGTGCTACAATGCCGCCTGTAATGCTCAAGCAACTGTTAGGAGCAGCCTTCATGTGCTTAATTTCTTCTTTAGTGTAATCGTTTTGTTCCATCCATTTAGGAACATACGCATACAAATCTGCTGGCTTAAAATGTTCATAGTACCAATTGTGTGTATGTCTACGATGCTTATGAATTTGTTCGCCTGTCATCTCCTCCAAACCATCCCAAGTAGGTTCTTTGAGTTTTGCTCCACGTTGAATACGAGGTGCGGCTCTTGTTGCTTTACGTTTTTTCGTCTTTGGAAGTGCCATCTTTAATCCTTGCGTTTAATTTATTTCACTAGTATATAGTCGTAATTACCAAATGTCAAGTTTTTTTTAACATTAGCCAGGTTGCATGTTTAGGTTCTAGCTGTCCGGTTATTTGTACTTTATACCCGTAGCTATAATCATCTGGTCTAATGTGGTATTTTATGTCAGCACCGTTCTCCATACAAAACTTGCCTTCAGGAGTTTGTTGCCACTCGTATATAGGCGAAGCAACGTAGAGGTCGGGGTCCTCTACATCGCCCATATTAAACGAATATAGTACGTATTGATCCATTAGTTTTTAGACAGGTCGTCTAAAATTTGCTTTTGTTCGTTCTTATAGTCTTGATAACGTGAACGAACAATGTCTTGCGTAAGGTCAACGAAGATTAATATTGGTGCAAGAAAGAATAAATCTTCATGAACAAATATAGTACCTAAAATTGCAATCGCAAAATATGCTATCATTCGTTTTGAATAAGGTTGCATATCTGTAAAGTTCCATTTTAAGAAATACATAATGTTTTTCATTCTAAGCCTCTTTGTTAGGGTTCCAAATAGTTAAGTTCTTAGTTTTAAGTCTGTTAACAACTAAGTTGTATCTTGATTGTTCTGACTTCCATTCTTTTAACCATTTGTGGCCGTCACGTTCTGCATCAACAAAGATAGCATTAGTCATTGCCAGTGGTACAAGAATAGCCATATGGATGATAATACTTACTACAGTATTGTATCCAAAAAATCCTAAGTAGTTTGCGGCTAAGAAGCCAAAGAACACGCTCCATATAGTAAACAATACCAACATGAAATATGTTTGCAAACTTGGGTCTGGTATGTATTTTAATGGATTGTATTTGACGTCCATTACTCGCCTCCAGCCAGCAACAAGGCGCATTGTAGTTCGTCTAAATAGACTTGGCTTTTTTAAACTTGGTTGTATCATTTCCTTTCTCCTAATCAACGTGGTTTCTAATAAATTCTTTTATTACATGAATTCCATATGAGGCCCATGTAACAACTAATAAACTAACAAATAATAGTTCAAAATTACCCATTTGTTTCCTCGGCAGTTAATTGTACAATTTGATCATACACTTCATTTGCTTCTTTAGTTAACATTGAGTAACCCATAATGTCGCCATTACGTTGTAGTACCATTGCTTCATACAATAACTTTTCGTATTGCGCTTGAAGTTTTTTCTTTGGGTCTTTTTTAAATAATCCAAACATTATATTTTCTCTCCGGGCTCAAAGCCTCTAAAAGTTTTAAATCTCGGAAAACGTAAACTATATGTTCCGTCTTGGTTTTGTGTTACAGCGTCAGCTCTTACTTCTACAAGATTGCCAACAAGAGCATTACGATGATCCCAATACTCGTCCCTATGAACATCAGTGAACCCACTACCGACATTAACGCAAATATCTTTACCGTCGTCGATTCCTTTGCAGACAATTGCTCCAAGTCTGCCTTCATTCCGGCCAGTACCTTCTTCAACATCAATAACCTCCAATGTTACTTCTATAAATGGTTTTGCTTTAAGCCAAGCATGTGTTCGCTTACACTCATACGGTGCATCGACGTCCTTAATCATAACGCCTTCGTAACCACCGTCTACAGCCGCTTTATTTAACGCTACAAAGCGTTCTTGTCCTTCGGGTGTGTCCAAGTCAACATCTTCCCAGTCCAACGCTTGTACGTGCTCTAAGACGCTTGCATGGTCCTGTACCCAATGCTTAGTAATAAGGCTTCTAAAGCTCTGTGGCTTATCCCAACTACCATCCATAAAACATCCTAGTGGAACAGTGTCAAATAAGTGTAGTACAGCATCAGTAGATTGCTTACCGTCTTTACGATGTACTTGCTTCATAAGGTCTTGGAAGTTGGCACTCATTACTTCGCCGTCTAATACGAGCGGATAAGGCACAGGATGATCTTTAATTACTGCTTCGATCTCTGCAATGATGTGTCCAAAGTTATGAAACTGTTTTCCGTTACGACTAAACATCTCTACTTTGTTGCCACGTATAATTGTAATAACACGCACACCATCTAGTTTAATTTCTATTTGCTTTTTGCCAACCATTTTCTTTTCATGCTTAGCCGAGTCATGTGCTAGACTACAAGTGAATACAGGAACCGTTCCTGGTGCTGCCTTGTTTACTGTCTTTTCGCTTACACCACAACGCAAGTCTTTAATTAAGATACGTCTATAAAATCCATTCCATTGTTCAGTAGTAGCAACACTCATTGCTAGTTCAATTGCATCACGAGCGGCGTGGCCTGTAAGTTTACGTCCTGCAAGATTCATTGCTAGTTCAACAAATGTTTCCCAAGCCAGTCCTTGTCCTGTAAGCACATCTGTACGCTCTGGAACTTGTTTTACACCAAATGTAACAAGTGGGTCAAGTGCCATTTTTAAGCCTTCAAAGAACTCTGTTAGTCCTTCGTCAAATGCTGCTTTTAGTATTGCTTGTTTAGCCAGTTTGCTGTTGTCTGCTTCTAACTGTGCAATTATATCTTGTGGTTGTGTTCTTACCATGCCATAGCCCCTTGAACTTTGTCCAAAATTTGTTTAGTGTGTTTACATTGTCCTCTAAACGTAAAGCCTGCACAATCGCAAGTAAATCCTTCGTTGTGCAATTCTACGCTGTATTCGTTATCCTTACTGCCTTTCACAGGCCATACAACACCTACCATCCAATGGTCCTTAGACTTAAAGATGGTAGGCTTTAGGTATTTTGCTTTGTACTTGCTCATACTAACTCCTCAATGTTTATTGGAGTGTAGTTAATCTGCTCAACACAAACGCACTTGTATGGTCCTTCGGGTGAAGGGTTAGTGTGTATGTGTCCGTGAACATTTAACTTAGGCTCTGTAAACCTATGCTTTTCAGCAAGTGTGCTTTCGTGCAACGGAGTGTGAGTAAAGATAAAGCCCGGCATGTCGATCCACAATTGAATGTCTTTGAAGAACGGAGCAAGGTATTTTACATTGTCGTGATTACCAATAACAAGTCTTTTCTTGCCAGGTAACTTTGCAAAGTTTGCAGTCAACCAGTCTACTTTGTCATTACCAAATAATACATCACCACAGTGGATAACAGTATCTTCTGGACTAACAACACTTACCCAGTTGTCCATCATTGCTTCGTTCATTTGCTGTACGGAATCAAACTCACGACATGGCTTACCAAGGTAGTCTTTAAACTCCAAGATGTTTGCGTGATTAAAGTGAGTATCACTTATTACAAAAGTTTTTGCCATGTTATGCGCCTCTTTGCCTAATTAATATAACTATTATAGCATCTATGTGCTAGTTGTCAACCGAAATATCTCTAAATCTTTGGCGTAAAAGTCATTGATTTTATTGAAGTTTGCATTAGCAACTACATAATCTCTAACTTTAATCTTAGATTCATTGGTGTTTATAGTGTTTACTATATTAATATGTGCAGTAGATCTGAAGCAATTCCAGTCATCCTGTAGTTGTTTGAGAACATCAGGTCCGAACGGATAGAGCTTTGTTCTTTTGGGGTCTAACATGTCTATAAATGTATGTTGGGGAGCAGTATGCTTGTCTAGGTGTATACGATCAAGATCCACAGTAGTAATGTCTAATCCGTCAAAGTTTTGTCCACGCCAAAGATACTCGGTTGCTCCACTGATCCATCTGTCTACTGGATCTCTAAAAACAGCAATGTATGTTCTTCTGTTGATAGCTTTATAGTCGGTGGGTTTCCAAGCAATATATGTAGAGATTGCTGTACTTGCATTCTTGGGTATTAATACCATACATGCTTTGTCGTTGTAAAATCCAGTTCTGAACATGTGTATATTTAACTGGCGCGGCTGAAGAGATTCGAACTCCTGACTTCCTGGTTCGTAGCCAGGTACTCTATCCAGCTGAGTTACAGCCGCGTATAATTTATTATACAATCTAACAATAGGTATGTCAACCTTGTTTGGCGGGCGTGTAGAGAATTGAACTCTATCCTTCAGTTTTGGAGACTGACGTGCTACCGTAACACTTCACACCCATAAAAAAAGCCCCTAACACTAATAATGCTAGGGGCTTACTTAAAATAACTTTTTAAAAAGTCATGTCAAGACATACCCCTTTGCAGTGGCCAATTTGTAATATAAATTGTATTAGTCTTGATCATGTTGAAAATCCTTTTGTTCTTGTTATGTGTATTTACAATACACTATTATTTAGTAGTTGTCAACCTTTATTTTCCAATTCCGAAACACGGCAAGTGGATTGCCATATTACAATACTTGGCATAGTCTTCTGTTCCAACCATTGCAAGTGTCATCAACACTGGAACGGCGGTAAAGCACAGGACGATACACAAGAATGCCCATCCTAATCCTTTTGTAGTGCAGTAGTATGTTTTATCACTCATGTTCAGTTTCCATATTTGTTTCTAAGTCTTGATCGATCATTGTATTTTATCATGATCGTCCATTCTGGATGTTTATCAACAAGTTCACTTGCTTCACCTAAACTGTCATAGACATCTATGATGCCTCCAGACTTTAAATTCACTACATAAAACATATTATAATCCCAAGATACCAAACAGGTTAAACCAACCCATTGATGTTCCGATAATAACAGGTAGTGCTACCATTAAAAAAGCAATAACTAGAAATGCTAATATAGCACCGTTGTTATGATATGGTTCGTTTGGATTACTCATGCTCGCCACCTTTACCACGGCCATTGTATCCACCAAATACTTGGGGCTTGCGTTTTGCTGTTTCAAATGTTGCTACTGTGATTGCGATAGCGGCAAGTAACAATGCATGTAACACCATGCTAAAAATACCTGCCCACATGCTACCAACTATAATAGCAAAAACAATACACCACATCCATGCAAGGACTTGCATAATCATATGTCGTGTACTAAAGTCAGGAATACTGCTTAGTGGATTCGTTTCGTGATCCATTACTACATTCCAACAATTATATACCCATTCTCTCATCTTAAGGTCCTTTCTTTTTGTTTCTTATAATTCATATTAGCACAGGTTTGACAGGATGTCAACCATAAAGTTGGTGGAGCCGAAAAGAGTTGAACTTCTCTATTGGCCTTCATACCAGAGCCCCAAAGCATCGGTCTCCAAAAAATGGAGCCCCAGGACGGATTCGAACCGCCGACATCGACATTACAAATGTCGCGCTCTGCCAACTGAGCTACTAGGGCGTTATCTTTTTACTCTACAGATCGGACAAAAGTCGTTACTGTCTAGTTCAAACTTACATTCTGGACACTTATTCATAATGATATTTATAAATGTTTATTGCTTTGGAAAACCTTCTTGGACATAAACTCCAATAGTTCCAATCTGTCCGTCAGTTAGTGACTTTGCTGTGTTCCACATCATTACTGATCTTGGTCCAACAGTTTCGCCTCTTTTATAAGCCATAAGTTTTTGTATAATTGCTTCTGCATCTTGTCCAGCTAGTGTTGGTCCAACACCGCCTTGTCCTTGTGGTCCGTGACAAGCGGCACATGTCTGCCATTGTTGTCTGATGCCTTCGAACCTATCTTCTGCTGTTGCGTTTGCTGTTGTTGCTAACAGCGTTAATGCTATTGCTAGTCTTTTCATTTTAGTTTCCTTGTGTGTGTTTGTCTATTTCCTTTCTTTCTTTGTGGCTCCGCGACCTGGGCTCGAACCAGGGACCTAATGATTAACAGTCATTTGCTCTACCAACTGAGCTATCGCGGAATAACACTCTGTACTTACCAACTAATGCTAATTCGACTGTCCCCTTTCTGGTTCCAGTGCCAGTTACAGCCGCATTCTTCAATAATTGGTAATATTTCCTTAAGATTTTTTATACCTGGCTTGTCTCCTGCAAAACAAAATAATGACTCATCTTGTAGTTCAGGTGGGTAACAAACAAAAGATCCTTCTCTTAATAATCCTTCAGGCTGATTGTTGTAGATTTCTTCCACACCATACTTTTTACAAACTGCCAGTATTGCGCCTTCTTCGTTGTCGTATTCTTCTGCGTATTGGGCTTCTTCATACTCTTCGAAGAACTCATCGTGATCCGCATCCTCACCAAGAAAGTCCATAAACTCTTCATCTAACTCATACTGGCAATCTTGCGAATGATTAAACAGTACCTTACTAAGATCAACTTCTTTATATTCGATCTCATTACCGTCTTTGTCTTCACGGATCAGGTATCCTTCTTCGTCATACTGAGCATCAAAGTAATCAGGTACATCCATCCATGCACAAGTTTGACAACAATAGTGATTCCAGCCTAAATACCAACCTTCCTCTTTAAGTCGTTCTTGCAAACGTCTAAAGCCGTTCATAGTAACCTCTTATATAGTTAAGCCAGGTGTTGCATCTGCAACTGGCTGGTCTTCTTCTTCTTCTACTATTTTCGCAATATCACTAGCCATGATTTTAACATCTTTGCCTGACTGCTGAAGTTCTCTGTGTTTGTTAAATACTTTTTCAAGTGATCCAGGTCCTTCCCAAATCTCATTAAGTGCTTCGTTTATTTTTTCAATCTTAATTCTATTTAAACGGATCACTCCAAAATGAAATTGTAAAAAGTCTCTCAACACTTCAGGAATTCTACGATGTTCTGTAATAGCCCATGTGCCGTTGAAGCCATTTACTGTATAAGGATCATCAATGTCCTTTTTGTAATACTCAATCCTACCATCTTTGATTCCATCTAAATCTAACATATATACTCCTATATTTTTAATATGTGATCGCTAAAATAAGTTTGCATTAACTCGTCTAACTCTTTCTCTCTTGCTGCTTCGCCTAAATTTTCTTCTACTAAGTCTAAATGATCATACATATCGTCTCCACCTAGTACGTTTAATTGTACCCAAGCTCGTAAGTCATCTAAAATTAACTGTTCTAGTATAACATCATCACTCACCATCGTCAACCCCTGTTAGCTTTTGTATAATTGCTTCTGCTTCAGGGTAACTATCCATTTCTTGGATCTCTTGTTCGATAAAATCCATCCAGGCTATTGTATTTTGAGTTTCAATTTTCTGTTGCTTTTCGTTGTGGTCAAATATTGCTTTCACAAACTGATTATCCCAGTTAGGATACTGGTATGTAAAACTTGCTGACACGCCATTAATCTTCTTTTTGCTCATTCCAAAACTCTCCTAATCTTACTTTATAATCATCTTTGTTGATAACTTCAACATCAGTAACACGATCGTATCTAAAACTGCGGAAGCCTTTTGATTCAACTGCCCAAACAGCACAAACCTTGTCTGATACTTCTCGAACTTTCTTTTGTGTGATTGCATCATCTTTTTTAGCTGGTGGAAGGAACTGTGGAATCAATGTGCAGGGCATCTTACGTTCGTCGCCATTTAGTTTTTTAAATGTAACTACTGCTACTTCTTTCTTTAGCATTTCCATTAGAGCATCTCTAGTTGGGATACCTTTTAGGTCTGCTACAGTTTGTTTAAGTTCTTCTACTCTGTGTATGGCTGCGCTCATTAGTTTGCCTCCAATGCTACTAACATGAGTAACATTATTCCTGCTACAATTAAGAACGGTGAAAAGTTAACTAATAAGTTTTTGTCTTGTTTTTTCATAGTTCTTCCAAAATACCTAATATCTCAGCGGCAATTAATAATGCACCGCCTAGAATAATGTAAGTACCCCAGTCTTCTAAGTAATATCCGCCTACGATAAATGCGGCTCCTGCGACAATACGTACAGCACTTTTTACAAGGCTTACATAAAAGTGAAACTTACCTGGATCTTTATTTGCTACTTCCATTATCTACTCTCGACAACTTTATCAGCAAGTCCATGCTCAACAGCTTCTTCTGCTGTAAGGAATGTGTCAAACTTCATAGTTTCAAACAGTTCGTCATATCCTTTACCTACACTGTTATGCTTAACATAAAGCTCTGTAAGACGCTTGTTTATTTTCTTCGACTCTTCAAATGCACGTTGAGCATCTTCAAACTGTAGCTCTTGTACGTGTACGCTGCCGCTTGTTCCTCGTGTGCCACTTGATACTCTATGAATCATTGTGCGTGACTCTGGCAACACTACACGCTTGCCTGCTGTGCCTGCTTGTGCTAGGAACGATCCCATTGAACATGCTTGACCCATTACAATAGTTTTAACATCACACTTGATGAATTGCATTGTGTCGTAGATAGCAAGTCCTGCTGTTACGGCGCCGCCTGGCGAGTTGATATATAAGTTAATTGTTTGCTCAGGATTTTCACTTTCTAAGTATAGCATCTGCGCTACAATTAAATTAGCCATGTTATCTTCTACAGGACCATTAAGCATAATAATTCTGTCTTTCATCAAACGACTATAAATGTCGTATGATCGTTCTCCGCGAGCTTCTTGCTCGACTACCATAGGTACTAGTGGCATTTTAATATCTCCCCTTTGTGTTAACTGATCTAATTAATTTTGGACCAGTGGTTATTAATTCCATTCCGTGTACGTTGCCTACGTAAATTCTGCCAGTCCATTTCATATGTACTTTCTCACCGGCAATAAATGCGTTAAGTGACTCTTCTTCTCTTAAGTCTGCTACTTCAGCTTCTATTGTAACATCTGTACGAGTATTTGTCAACTCTGCTGTAGTGCTGTAAATATCTTGATTCATGATCTCTTTCCTAATAGTTTGACGTTTAATACAAAGTTCTCTACTAGTAGTTTAACAATGATTGCGCCATCTGTCAAGTGATTTCTTTCCATTTGTAATACATGAGTTGCCATCATTACGTAGGCTTGTTCTTCTGTAATGTTTAAATCACCCCAATCAATAGGGTCAAACTCAGATCCTTCTTTTGCAAGTATAACAAGATTGCGAATTGCTTCGTCGTCTACTTCAAACATGTCAGTCATTAGTGTTGTGCCTCTATTCCAAAAAAGTATCCTAGTAAAAAGAACAAAGGTCCTATTACTAGTAAATCCATTATAAAATGTAATGCAAAAGAAAGAGCAAAAATTTCTTTCCAGTGCATTTTACATATGTCTAACCATTCTGCTATTTTTTTCATTCGTCTTTACTATTTCCTTTAAAGTGTCTTTCGATTGCAAGTTTGCAACTGTAAAATGCCAGATAGAACGCGGCAATAAATGTTGCAATTATAAATGTAAACAACCAGTTTATGGGGTCTGACAAGTTATAGAATAAACTAATGTATGCGTCAGCATCACTGCCGCCATCTTCTTTTAATAACTTGTCTATTCCCTCGTCTATTTGTTCTTGTAGTTCGTCTCGTTCTTCTTGAGCTTCTATTGCTATTTCAAAAAGTTCATTCCATTGTTCGCCGTCTACTTCGCCTGTGTATTCATATGCAATTTCACAATACTGCTCTTCATACTGAGGTCTTAATTCCTCCATTGTAACTCTATGTTGTATAGAGCTTGCCATAAAGCCTATAAACACTGTGTAAACCACGCCTGCTAGTATGTAATATTTTTTCATGTTATACTTGTTACTATATTCATCATTACTGCTGTTCCGCTTATAGCACTACCTATCATGATTGCTCTGTCACTCCATGCCATACCTACATATACCCATCCACAACTGCTGAGTACATATGCTATTTGCCCAAACATTGTAAATCCTGCACTTAGAGCGAACACACCAATTACAGCACCTATCATACTAAACCATTTAACATACCAGTCTGGTGTGCCTGTTGGAGTAGTAGGAGTTAAGTCGTCAACTTCAGTTTGAAGTTCGGCAAGCTCTTGTTTTAAACGCTTACGTTCTTTTGACAATTCCATCGCAAGACTTTGAGCACGAGTTGCGCTCGCCGCTTCTTTATATTCATCTTGTGTTGTAGTATTATCTAAATTTTCCAAATCAATCCCAGAGGTTTTCATAGTACTTTCCAAATAACTTAAATCCGTTTGTCATTCGTTCTTGATGTGCATTAGCACCTTCGCGATCCCACTTGTTATAATCGTAGTCTGACATCC